TTTGAAAAACAATAATACCAATAAAAGCATTAATGATACTGGCAATGACAATAGCAATAAGACCAATAAACATAAACTTACCCATGCTATCAAGATTGCTTTTAGTAAAGTATCCATAAAAACTCATTACTCCAAATAATACCGCTGCACCCATAAAAGCAGTAATAATACTACCCATTTGAAATACAGCAAAAATCGTAGCAAAACTTAGACCCATTATGGCAGCGAATCCATGCAGCATAAACATTGCCATTTCTTTGGATGGTCTGCGAGATAGTGCATATGTAATAGCAAAAATAGCAAGTAATGGTGCAAACATTACTATCCATTTCATTACGCCGGTAAAGAAAAATGCTAGCAACTGTGGTGATGTACCGACAAAATAACTAACAAGCATACTCACCAAAACTGCAAGACTCATGTTTTTATAAACACCAGCCATTGCTGTATTAATTGCAGTTGCATCTGGGTAAACTCTAGCTGTATAATACATAATTAACTCCTTAATGTTTCAAAACTAATAATTTTTCCCAACTCTTCGCCGAGGTCTTTATCCTCAGTAACAATGTGTAATTTATGTTCACCGCGGTCACGGTGTCTATCGTATTGGTGATATTCAACGATGAATCCACCATTTGCTTTGTACACCGTGAAGTTCATACCAAATGAATTTAGGTTAGAGGTCTTGGGTGAGCCACCAATAGTCGGGGTTGCATAAACTGCAACATCAGCATCTTTCAAAGAACGATTAAATTTTTTGTTAAGCCAACGAATAATAAATTGCATTTAGATTACCTTATCACCCATAGTATGGTCTAGCACAGGCTCGTCACTGACCATTAAAATGTCATTATTATCTATTTTGCGTATAGTATGCTCACCTGTACTATCTTCTATTGTAATACCACGAGTCCACCGACCGTGACTAATTAGAATATATTGACCAACTTTAACATCTTTTTGTTCAGGCCCAATTGCATATACACGCCCCCAACGAGGTCTAATACCTGAGTTTTTCATATCATCATTGAGAATTATGATTCCTCCTGCACTAATACGCTCATCAAATGCCATGTCTGACACTATAACACTGTCATGCAATGCCCGTAAATTATTGATCTTGTGTGCTTGTATTGTCATTTGTATTATTAATCTCCTTAGCTTTAATTTGTTCAACTTCTAAATCATCTTCGAACTCAGCGTCAAGTTCTTTTTCAAGTTCCGTTAATTCTTCTTTAACTATATCAGGTTTAACTTTGTTTCTTTCAATGGGCTCAGGAGGTCTCCTAACTATATTAGCTGAACGGTTACCTACAGTTTTTGAATAGTTGTCATTAACTCTATTAGTGACGGGTTTAATTACTTTTCCTGTAGAATCAATCGTGTCGCCACGAGCATTAACTTTCATGTTACCAACGGCTCTTGCTTTTTCGTTTTTAGCAGCTAATACTCCCATATCTACCACTTTTCCCATTGCTGTTTTATATTTCATAATGAAACTCCTTATATAGAATATTTATTTTAAGAATTCGTCGATTGATAAATCGTAATATAATGAATTAATTCTATGGACACCTATCAAAAATAACACGAAACTGGCTACACTGCTTCCCCTGCCCACTCCCCATACTATATTATTTGCTCTCATAGTATCTACCAAATACTTAAGATAACGTAATAAATCAAACATTTCACGCTCTTGGAACAGTATTAATTCTTCACCAACTCGTTGTAATTCTGTGTTATTTTGACATAAATCTAGTACATATTTAGCAATATCAAAATTCTTATATTCTTCAGGCATTAACCAATTATTTTGCAAATTGCTATCAAATTCTTTTACGGTTAATTTAGGATCAGAATACAGTATAGTATTTGGTATATCAAATAATTCTAAGTTGTCTGAAAATTTTATAGGAGTTTCTACCCAAACTTCTTTTAATTTTCGTAAAGGATCTTTCAAATATAATCCACAGAGATCATCTTCTGTGTAAATTTGTTGCCCATACAAATCTGTTTTCATAACTGATTGTAACACCACTTAAGGTAAACATCAAGAGTTATTTGTCCAAATTTAAAAAAACAATCTCATTGTCTGTAGAAGAATCTTTTTGTTTCCAAGCTAATCCCAAATCAATCCAATCATTGGTTTCTTTTTTTAGCTCGACTATTTTATCTTTTTTATTTAGTTTCTTTGCCCAATCTGTAATACAAGGTCCAGAATTATTCCACCAAGAAACATTTCTATTCCAAAAGTCAACATGTTCATCATGGGTAACATAAAATTCCACATCATCAGAAATCAATGATGAAATTTTTATTTGTGTAACATACAATTTACTATCGGTAATAGTATTAATCTTTTTTAATAATACTAATGCTACAATTTGATCGTATGGTTCTTCAGGCAATGTGCAAACTTTTAATCCTGCCTTAATATAATTTTCAATTACATTCTTATTAGTTTCGTGTACAAAAACACAATTATCCACACCATTAATAAACAAATGTTTAATGCGATCTAATGCAATGTTTTGTATTGATATATCTTCAACGGTTACTTCCATGTAAAGCCTAATATTATAGGTATTAATTAGGAATTTATTTTCATAATATAAGCCTGCTTGAAAAGCAAAATCTTTTGATACTCTAGCGCTCATTTTGTTTCTTTATGTCAATCTTTGAACTAATATTTTGCTTTTTTATCATTTCATCCATTTTCTTTTGATATTCGGCTTTATAGCTGTCAATTACCATTTGTATTTGATGAATTAGCGGACCATTTCCAGTCTTATAAGCAAAATTTAACTTTCCAGTAAGATCGGATATCGTAGTTTGTAACTCTTCTAATTTTTTATCAGATAAATTATTTATAAATGGATGCATTTATTTACCATGAATTTAAAGGAATTCTTCTCCAAATATCGGATCCTACATATATATTAGCAGTTGTTGCGGTACTATTAGAACTTAATGTTATTGCTGTATCCGCTACACCATTTGTTCTAGATTGACTAATTGTTATGTTGGGGCTAGAAACAGTTTTAATATAGTAAACAGTATTAGCAACTATTTCTGCAATATTTGCTGTAAAAATTATAGGAGCATTAACTACTAAATTAGTAGTATTATTTAATGTAATGTTATTAGTTGTTACTGTGGTTGATATAACATTTTTTGTGTATACTGTAGCATCATAATTATCAGTAGAAATATACAAATATCTTACAGGATTAGCATACATTGTGCCAGATGAACCTGATAAGTTTGCATTAGCGCCACCTAAAGTAGATGATACGGTAAATGTATTACTTGATACCACATTTCTAACATAGTATGTATTTCCAGATACGATGTTAGCTTCGAAACTTGTGCCCGTAAATACTATAGGTTGATCTTTATACAACTGTAGAGTATTTCCAGTAGTAGTAAAATAATCCGCTGCATTGCTACTAGTAATTACCAGTTGATTAATACTAGGATCAACTGATACTGTTCCTGCTACATCACCTTGAAATCCAGTGGGAGCAGGACTTCTTTGTTGAATTTGTGTAGATTGAGGTGATCTATTATATGGTTCAATCGTAATTGTATTACCGCAATCTAATGTACTTAGTCTATAATCTAATTGAGATATATTATAAGGAACAGAAATATTTGAAGTACCGGTAATATAATTTTCTAACCCAGTTAGTCCAAAATTATTATTTGATGCTATTACCTGACTAGGCCAAGTGATTACTGCATTTGCATTACTAATTGCTAGCTGTAACTGAACATTACTCTGCGTTCCGGTAGGAGCCCAACTACCAAATTGAAATGTGGTATTAGCTGCTATTGTTCCGTATTGTACATCACCCAATGAAACATCAACTAATACGGTGCCTGATAAACTATTACCTAAATTAAAAGTAGTTGCTCTAAAACTTCTTGTACTAGCATTACTAATCAATGTATTAGCCATATCATTGTTTACAGTACTATTGGTTAACGCAGACTTTACAACAACTTTGTTTTGTAGATCACTTATCTCCGTTCCGGCAGTATCAATATTAGTTTTTATAGCATTAAAATTATTTCTAAATCCTTGGCTACTATTATTTTGCCCAGGTATAGGATAATTAACATCTATTCCATTTGTATTAATTGCGCTGCTCATAATTCATTTCCAATATAGTATTTAGTACTGTGATTCATCAGGCAAAATTGTTTGGCGAGGGAATAATACATAAAAATCTTTACTATCTAGTGGACTAGGTGTCGGTGTTGCACTGGGTAATCCAGTCCATGCAGGGGGAACCAAACTATTGTCATAATCATATGTCATACTCTTGTTTACACTAAATCTATCAATTTTAAAATTAATCATATTCAATGTATACGGCATTCCATCTTCTTGTTTCCAATTATTATTGATATTATTTTTTATAATTTCAGCACATCCGGGTTTAGTATAACATATTACCCATGCTTGAGTATATCCCAATGTACTACCGTTTTGTTGCTGACTAGTCATCCATAACGGCAATAATTTACTATTATTTTCTTGTCCTAATACTTGTCCTACTCGTTTACGCATATTAAATAAACTATTTGGATATAAAGTGCGAACATATCCCGGACTTAAACTAGTGTAGTAATCAACTCCTAGAACAGTTTCATAGCTAGTAAATATATTTGTTACACTAGTATACCATGGACCTTGATTTAAATTAATTAATTCCGGCCAATATATAGAACTCTCTACACTGATTCCCTGTGAATTAACTAAATTGTCAATAACTTGACTATAAACTACTTCATATATTATATTACCATTTTCATCTTTTGCTACAGCGGTTTTTAATTCACCTAATGTAATATTTCTCCAATAATGATTTCTAGTTACTGCTGCAATATATTCATTTATATCACTAGCAAATATTCCATATGCATGTTCGTAAATAACACTGCTTGCTTTTCCAAAATATATATCATTGGGACGGAACAATAATTCAGGCGGGATTAATAAATCGTCATTTAATAAAGAAGCAATGATTTCTCTATCTTGCACACTAGGAGCAGCTTTAATGTATAAAATATCTGTGGGCTGATTAAATTCCTGTACTACGGTTAGTGTAAATGTCTTATTAGAAGCTACTATAGGATAGATAGGAGAATATGCTTGGATTGTAAAGGTAAATAAGGTTTCGGCGCCTAGTTCTAGTATATTAGTAGTAGGCTGATCTGCCGTATAACCAGTTATTTCTCCATTGCTTAGTAATGTTAGATTTGGTGGAAGTTCCCCGTCTACTATTCTATATTCTAAATCTACATCTGATGTTGCTAATACACTTTTTGTACTTAGTTCCCCGTTATAAATATTTCCTAAATTACTTAGAGTAACCCAAGTAATTACACCGGTTACCATATTTGATAAATTAAATGAGAAGTTAAATACAGGGCTTTGTATTGTTGGGTTGGCAGTTTTACAAACAGCAACACCAAAATTAAATTGATCAATTCCTGTGCTTGATAATGTAGGAGTTCCCGTTATCCAACCCGTACTACTATTTCCAGTAAGTGATGGGGGCAAATCTGAAAACAAATAAGTAAATTGATTGCCGTCAAAATCATATCCAATGATTTTAAATGCAAAATAATTATTACTTTCCACTGTTCCTATAAAGGCATATTTGGTTGGAGGGTAAGTATCATATATACTATCTGCCGGTGGTAGCACATAATAGCCATAATATTGTTCAGAATCTGTTATAATAAATGATTGCGGTCTAGTATTAAATATAGCAGGTTTTCTACTATTTGCTGGAAATCCCGGACCTCCTTGACTTTTGGGGGTATTTTGATTTATTATAGTTATACCGTATGATCCTGAATTACCTCCTAAAGAACTAATTATTTTTAATGTAAAATTATATGTCCTAATAGCTGGTTGCCCTGTTGATATAGAAGGTAAGGTAACACTCATTATTCCGCTACCAGCAGAAAGCACAGTAGTAGGACCATTTTGGGTAGCGCTTATTGTAAAAGTAGTGTTATCTATTATACTTTTAATATAATATGTGACATTATTTTCTACTCCCCCAAATAGAGAACTTCCTGAAAATGTAACCGGTCTACCTTCAATAAATTGGTTTGTAGTTAAGCAGGTGAACACATTAGTATTGTTGGCTGTTGCAACTGCAACGGTGACAACTTGGGGTGCATATATAAATTCAACAGGAGGTTGTGCATAACCTCTTATCAACCCTGTTTCGTTTATTTCTAATCCCGGCGGTAGCTCACCTCCTGTTAGTAAAACATTTACTTGATTATTTGGATCAGGATTTAAATATCCAATTTGAAGTTCTACCCAAGTACTATCATTTGATGTTAAAATAATACCATTTGGGGTGGTAAATTTAGGTATGGCAGAACCAATAATAGATATAGAAAAACTTCTATCTTTGATATTTCCCAAATTATCAGTGGCTCTAATTGTGAAAGTAGATATGGTTTCTTTCGTTACCAATGAGGGAGTTCCAAAAATAAGTCCTGAATTATTAATTGATAATCCTTCAGGTAAACTTGCACTTAATAATTGATAAGTTACACTAATAGCAGGTAATACAGGTATTGCTAAAACTTGTGTACTAAGATAAATTCTTGAAGGGAAAGATCCTAATGTACCTGCAGGTGTAGTCCAAATTGGTTGGGCCATTTTATCCTTGAAGCATGTTCAATGCAATTTGATAATGATGCTTTCTGTCTTCTAAACCAATGGTTCCGCCATTAATTCTCTTAGTCAATGTAACAAAATCATCACGGTCACAATATTGATTTAATTTATTATTATCCCAAAACCATGCTGCACTAACCAGTGCTCCATTTGGAGTTTCTAAGTATGCAATGGTGTCTTCTATACTCATGTTTAATGCCTGTGCAAACTTAGTATAGTTGTCTCTTCCTGTTAATTGTATTAACCCACGACCACAAAAACGATAACCATCACCAGACGCTTCATCACCGTTTTTCATTCTATTAGCATAGACACGGTTAGCTATCTTTTCTGGTTTTTTCTCGTATTGTTTTGCGGTAGCTTCATCAGGAAAATACTTTTTAAAAGTAGTCATTAATCCCTTAGCACTATAATTCAAATTTTCTTTTATAGCAGTAAATCCACCTGATTCATGTGCTACCTGTGCTAAAAATCCTGCTATTCTTTTTGGATTTTCAAACATCTCATAATACTCGCCCACAGTATTAATTGGTTCTACATATTTTTCTAAAATTGTAGGTTTTGTTTTTGGACAAATTGTTTTTAGTATATTTAAAGTTATCATATTGTTCCACTCCACCATTGTAATGTGTTACTACACCAAAGTTGCCTAGAAGTATTAGCCGCAGCCGTTACTGATGCATTAGCTGATAGCGTATTAATTTTGCCGGTAGCTGGCGGAAATATTGACAAAGTACTATTACCGATATTAGTAACATAAAATACTGCCCCCACAGGTCCCTGTGGTAATATTACAGCGTTAGAACCACTAACGGATGTTACCATATTAATATCATAAGTTCCTAAAGTAGTAGTAGTATTAGCTATAGTAGTACCGGATGCTGTTACATTTCCTACTTTTCTTATAATATTTCTACCAGATGTAATACTATTGGCACTAATATTTCCAGTAGTAGTGTTATTTCCTGTTGTACTTAAATCCCCAAATATGTTTACACCAGTGCCAGTAATTGCTGTAGTAAGATTTCCAACTGCTGTTAAGTTAATATTACTATTGGTACTAATAGTAATATTACTATTACCATTACTAAGATTCCCTATTAAAGTAGTCGCACTTATAACATTACAACCAGTAATATTACCACTTGAACCACCACCAATAGTAAGTACATTGGCGCTAGCGTTGAAAACTAATCCTGTAGTACTTACTTTTCCTGCTTGTCCGGCGCCAGCTGCACCTACCATAACTGGATACAATGGAGAAGTAGAAGTATCATTAGATGTTGTCAATGTAGATCCACCCGGGGCACCGCTATAACCTGAATATCCACTGGTCCCAGTATAACCACTTATACCTGAAACACCTGAATAGCCACTAGTACCTGTATATCCGCTAAGTCCAGAAAAACCACTTACACCAGTATATCCACTTGTACCTGAAGTACCCGAAAAACCACTAATACCTGAAAAACCACTAATACCTGAAAAACCACTAGTACCTGAAAAACCACTAGTACCTGAAAAACCACTAGTACCAGTATATCCTGAAGTACCTGAAAAACCACTAGTACCAGAATATCCTGAAGTACCTGATGTACCACTAGTACCTGAAAATCCACTAGTACCTGAAGTACCACTAGTACCTGAAGTACCTGAAAAACCACTAGTACCAGTGTATCCTGAAGTACCTGAAAAACCACTAGTACCAGTGTATCCTGAAGTACCTGAAAAACCACTAGTACCAGTATATCCTGAAGTACCTGAAAATCCACTAGTACCAGAATATCCTGAAGTACCTGAAAAACCACTAGTACCAGTATATCCTGAAGTACCTGAAAAACCACTAGTACCAGAATATCCTGAAGTACCTGAAAAACCACTTCTACCTGATGTACCTGAGTAGCCACTTACACCTGATGTACCTGAAGTACCGCTAGTACCAGAATATCCTGAAGTACCTGAAGTACCACTAGTCCCTGAAGTACCTGAAAAACCACTTACACCAGTATAACCACTAATACCCGAAATACCGGAAAACCCTGAAGGACCTCTAACGGGCCCAATATTAGAATATGTGTTATCCCCATTACTTAATGCACCATCTCCTGCATTATAACCGCCACCGGCATTTAATACAATGTACAGGTATCCTGCAGGTTGCCCAGTTGGTAGAAAAGTATAGTTGGTTACAGATCCTTGAATAGCGACTGATTCACCTGAGTATCCACTTATGCCTGAAGTGCCACTAGTGCCTGAAGTTCCACTTATGCCTGAAGTACCAGTATAGCCCGATATGCCACTAGTTCCTGAAGTACCGGTATATCCCGATATACCACTTGTACCTGAAATACCCGAAGTACCAGTATAGCCCGATATGCCACTAGTACCTGAAATACCCGAAGTACCAGTATAGCCCGATATGCCACTAGTACCTGAAAATCCACTTGTGCCTGATGTACCACTCGTGCCTGATGTACCTGTATATCCACTTACACCGGTATATCCTGATATACCGCTTGTTCCTGAAGTACCAGTATATCCCGATATACCACTTGTACCTGAAATACCCGAAGTACCAGTATAGCCCGATATGCCACTCGTACCTGAAGTACCTGTATAGCCCGATGTGCCACTAGTACCTGAAGTACCTGTATAGCCCGATGTGCCACTAGTACCTGAAGTACCTGTATAGCCCGATGTACCACTTGTTCCTGAAAATCCACTAGTACCTGAAGTGCCGCTAGTACCTGAAAATCCACTAGTACCTGAAAATCCACTAATACCCGATGTGCCACTCGTACCTGAAGTACCTGTATAGCCCGATGTGCCACTAGTACCTGAAGTACCTGTATAGCCCGATGTACCACTTGTTCCTGAAAATCCACTAGTACCTGAAGTGCCGCTAGTACCTGAAAATCCACTAATACCCGAAGTACCACTTATACCTGATGTACCACTAATACCTGAAAATCCACTAGTACCCGAAGTACCACTAGTACCCGAAGTACCACTCGTACCTGAAAATCCACTCGTACCTGATGTACCACTAGTACCTGATGTACCACTAGTACCTGAAAATCCACTAGTACCTGAAAATCCACTAGTACCTGAAAATCCACTAGTACCTGAAAATCCACTAATACCCGAAGTACCACTTATACCTGATGTACCACTAGTACCAGTATAGCCCGATATGCCACTAGTACCTGATGTACCACTAGTACCTGAAAATCCACTAGTACCTGAAAATCCACTAGTACCTAAAAATCCACTAGTACCTGAAAATCCACTAGTACCTGAAAATCCACTAATACCCGAAGTACCACTTATACCTGATGTACCACTAGTACCAGTATAGCCCGATATGCCACTAGTACCTGAAAATCCACTCGTACCTGATGTACCACTAGTACCTGAAAATCCACTAGTACCTGAAAATCCACTAGTACCTGAAAATCCACTAGTACCTGAAAATCCACTAGTACCTGAAAATCCTGAAGTACCAGTATAACCACTTCTACCTGAAGTACCACTAGTACCTGAAAATCCACTAGTACCTGAAGTACCACTAGTACCTGAAAATCCACTAGTACCTGATGTGCCGCTTGTTCCTGAAACACCAGTATACCCCGATATTCCACTTGTACCTGTATATCCACTTACACCAGTGTAGCCCGATATGCCACTTACACCAGTATACCCTGATTTTCCACTTGTACCTGAGTATCCTGAAAAACCCGAAACTGTAATAGAACTAGGTGACGCCCAAAATACTCCTGAACCGGTCGCGGTCAACACATATCCACTAGTTCCGCCAGATATAAGAATATTAGATGTATTTCCTAAATTAATAGTGCTAACATTAGCAAAATTAGCGCTGCTAGATACATTCAATGTTCCTGTAGTGATTGCTCCGTTAGCTGTAATATTTGCTCCGATAATATTAGCAGTAGTAACAATATTACCTGTTGCAGAAACTTTAACTACTGATGTATTTCCTATAACATTAAGATCATTATTTAAATTAGCATAATTGGCTACTAAATTGCTTAGAGTAGAAGTTCCGTTAACTTGAAGATTACCTGCAATATTGGCATAACCATTTAAAATAATATTATTTACATTGGAAATAGTAGTTGGTAAATCTACCCATAAAGTTTGCGAACTAGAAGTAATAGTAGCGTCTTGACTACCATTAGAATCTCTACCTATACTTAATGTACTGGTATGAACTTGTACACATGCAATATTAGCGGTAACAATAACATTACCAGTTGGTCCGTTTACAGTAATACCGGCACCAGGTAATCTATTTACTGATGATACAGCCGCACCCTCAAGACCTTTAAAAACTTGTGAAAAGTTTTCTTGTACTTTCTGAAAAGCCGTCCTTATCGCATCCGCGTTTGGATCATCAGGAAAGGTACCAAAGTCTATATTTTGCTGGCTCATCCTATCATTACCTCTTATTTTATTATTTATCGTTTTAAGATAAACAATTCTATAGCCAAAAAAATACCCAGCTAGCTGGGTATTTTTTATTAGTTACTTTTATTTTATTCCTGCTAATTTTTTCCAATCAGCTACATAATTTTCATTGACCCCGGTACGCTGACCCTGATGAGCAATCACCGGAATAGTTGTCTGACCAGTTGATTTTTGTTTATTCAACCCACCTGAAATGACTTTAGTCATAAATGCAATGTCTTGCTCAAATCCCGCATCTGTTCCTTTGCCTGAACCTCCACCAACTTGATTAGCCCATTCATTGACATTTTGGAATTCATCGTCTGTAGCAATTGCTTGATCTTCCTCAGCCTCGGCGTTTTCATCAGCGGTTGTTTCTGCTGCACCTGAATCAGGAAGATTATCTTCCGCTACATTATAAGTCATTTGATCTTCTGATTCAACTTCATCAACCATTTCTTTGTTGTCACATTGGCAATCGCTTTCCATGTAACCACACTCATTACACTCTTCTTCATGATCTCCGTGGTCATGATCATGCTCTTCTTCATAATCTCCATCACTGATTGATGTATCACCGCCTGTTAATTTTTTCATTAACGCCATCATACCATCATGGTCATCAACTACTTCAATACCACCTGGTGCTGTTCTAGGAGTTTCTTCACCTGGTGCAAAACCTTTGCTTTCATCTCCACCAAACAAACCTAAGCCTGCTGATTTGATTAAGCCTAACAATTGGTCGGCTTCACCATCTTGTGCTGATACGCTTACCGAATCAGGAGAACCTTGATGACCTTTAGAGATAGAAACTGTCATACCTTCATTAACTTCTTTACCTTCTAAGATAGCAGTTAATTGCTTATCCCATGATTCAAAAGCAAATTCATCTAGTACATCACTATCTTTGAAAGTTTGACCAAACGCTTTGAATGTATCCTTAGGAGACTTAATTGCCTGTTGCTTCATGTAAGAAGTTTTATCCATTTCGTACATGTCATCTTCTTCTAAGCCATGAGCACCGTAACTAGCCATTGTGTCAACTACATCATGTTGTGATTCTTCACCAACATAACCTAAAATAGGTTGTTGGCCATAGCACTCATCAAGACCGCACTTGTAACCTTCATGATATTGTCTTGCTTCTTCCATATCGTCATGACGACAGTTATATGCTTGTTTGCTTAAACCATGTGCCTTACCTTCATGATACGCTGCTCTTAAATGATGGTCTCTACCTTCTTTAACAGCCTTCTTTTTCTTGTCGGCAGCTGCCTTACGCATTGACTCTTTCTTGTCACCATCTTTATCTAAATCAATATAGTCCGGCTTAGCGGCTTCTTTTACTGACTTCTTTTTCATATCGTATTCAATGTCCTTAGCAACTTTTTTACCCGTACGTTCTGCTTTATTATCTTCAGCACCGCGCTTTTTACCATGTATGCCATCTTTTACTTTTTCATCATACTCAATATCTTTAGCGACTTTCTTGCCTGCTTTTTCAGCCTTATCATCTTTCTTTGCTGCTGCATCAGCTTTTTTCTTTGCTTCGCTAATAGGACTCATTAAACTATCATTTGGTGGAATATCAGCCTCATCTGTTTTTTTACGAAGCTTTCCTAAAGTTTTTGCAAGATTTGCTTGCTTTTCAGTGCTAGCAGGATAATCTTCTTTATTAGATAATACTTTACTAGCAAATGAAGATGTACTCATTCCATGTGATTTTGCTTTTTTAGTGAAAGCACCTGGATGCTTGATAGCACCTTTGATCCACTTTTCATCACCTTCTTCATCTAGTGGCTCAGTTGTACCAGGCTTTGTTAATTGCACTTGTCCAGTGTTAACTAAATCACCTAATTTTTTAACTTGGTCTGCTGAACCTACTGCTATAGTTTGACCTGTTTGTGTAGTCATTGTTGCAGGAGGCTTTTGACCAGCAGGCTGACCAGGCTTTACCATTACTTTCTGTGAGGAATTAGGTGCAGTAGCAGTTGATGTTGTGGTAGCAGTATTTTCTGCTAATACGCTTTCTACTCTTTCAACCCAATCTTTTAAACTTTTCTTTTTAATAGATTCATTTGCTTCTTTATCTTGAGGAGATTTATGTACTGTACCTTTTTTACCCGGTAATGATTTAGGCATTTTACCAATCATAACATTTTGAAGGTCTTTGGCACCAGAGTATCTATCTTTAGTATCTGCCGCTCCACCTGCTTTCTTAGGACGACCACGACCACGTTTCTCTGCACTAGCAGTGGTATCATCATCAGGATCTTGATCAGGATCACCTAACTCATCTGAAGTTTTTCCATATTTACCTACCTTACCGGCAACTGGTGTGCCTCTTTTCATATTAGGCTTATCACTAAAATCACCAGTCTTACCTACACGGTATGATGGTGAATAGCTTGCTTCTTTAGCCTCATTAAGCTGAGCCATTTTTGATAATAAATCTTTCATGTCCATTTTGTTGTTCCTTATCTATTGAACTTAGCGCCAGTCGCTGGTTTATTTGGTCTAGTAATCTTGCTCATTGGGCTATTATCACCTCTAGGATCTTGAGGTATAACTTTGAATGGATCAAATGCTGGTTGAGTTTTTTGCCCTGCATAAGTAATATCAATTTCATTATCCTTCATTTGATCTTTAACGCTTGTCAAATATGACTCACCATATGCTTTACTAGCCTCTTTACTACCCGGTGCTGAACCCATTTCATTTTTAGTAAGCAATGGGCTTTCTTTCATTTGATTAGCATACTCATCTGATTCTGTATTAATACTGTCATTAAAATTTGTACTAATTAAACGGACCATGTTAACATTATACCCACATAATTGTGCTATTTGCTGGATCATAGGTTCTGTAGCTGGATATCTAAATTTACATTTAAGTATAGTTACAGATTCATTGCTTAAATTAGGAAAACCATATGGATCTTTTTGAATAGGCGTGGTTGTAGGAGCACTGATATCAATAGGATCAAACTTACTTAGATTGTATTTAAACAAATCTAAAAAGTTTTTATCAACATCACCTGCAATTTTAATAGTGCAGTTATATGTATGCACACTTTCGGTAATATATGTTTTAAGGCTTTTCATTGCATGTTCCCGTATCTAGTATTTATCATTCTTCGTTCTTTTTACCTGCTAGAATTTTTAATAACTCATTTCTATCTAAAGCCTTACCTTCACCCAATGGAGTATTTGATATTTCTTCTACAGCAGGATTTAATTTATGATCTAATGTAGCTTTCTTTAATTGTAGTTCTATCATTTTAAGTTTTTTGTTAATTTTAGCCGTTTTAGCAGTAATGGCATGATTTAACATATTACTAGCAACACTAAATATTTCACTGCTAAATCTACTGTCTACTTGCATACCTAAATCCATAAGGTCTTTATAACTATTAGTAGCTAAATCAGCTAAACTATCCATCTCAATATCTGCAACTTCTAAACCCCGTACTTGAGGTAAAGCATTTTCTATTTTTTCTAAATTAGTTAATGCTTCTTTAGTAATTTCTATTGCATTTTCAGGAATAGGTTTAGATAAAGATTCTATATCTGCTTCTGGTAGTTCAAATAATTCTTCTAATTTTTTTGTCATAATAATATTTAGTTAGGGTTGGTTACCATTTCTAAATAAATCCTTTTCTGTAATTACTCTAAAAGTATATCCTTGACTTTTACAATATCCCATAGCTGCGGCCCATTTAGCATGATTTATAGCAACAATCATTCTGTCCTTTGCAGTAGCTGCTTTACTTTCAATAATACTTTGTTTTTGTGGTTTTATTTCTACTACTTCTGCTACTTTTTTGCCAAACTTGTTTTCATAAACTACAAAAAAATCAGGGACATATATGGTTGGTTTACCTGTAAAAGGATGCTTATATGGAATTCGTAATGCTTCACTGGCCCAATATAGTACATTATTGTGAGTATCACAAAATGTCATAAACGTAAGTTCCCAACCTGAACGATACTTAGGAGAATGTTTTCCTATATATTTTTGAGGGTTTTTTGGGGTATAAAAACCTTGTGCCCATTTTCCCATATCATTGTACTATATTTCTCGCTACAGGTATATTAGGCCTAGGAACAATGCTTATTCCATACAAAGAAGTTTTCGACTTTAAACTATTTAAATAAAAACAAATTTTTTTATTCATTTGTAATTTACTACCGCTACCCTGTAGTTCATCTAACAAGTCTAATACATTTAATCCGGTTTCGGTAGCCGCTCTAAATAAAACTGCTGTAAAATTTTGTGCTATGCTATTAGTTGCACATACACTAGAAAAATATCCATATACAATATCAAATTGGTCAGCACCAACTATTACATCAGTAGAATAAAAAGAATCAAAAATTCTAATAGTTCGATCTATGCTGGATCTATTATCTATTATTCTAGCCACTAGTTGCACCTATATATGTTACTTGAGAACCTGCATAAGGATATAGCCCCACTCCCTTAGGATATTGAATTGCTAACATTGTGGGATATCCAGCACCTGGATTGGGTGTGGATTGACCTACAGGATATAAAGTAGATATATTTCTATTATAATTTGGATTATTTCTTAATGTTACTGACAATGCTGCCACAGATTGTAATGGATCTGAAGTAACTAACCCAGGTGTTTTTTGATAGTTATAAGCTACGTTTGGATTATTTAACATGTTATACCCTTTTATTATTGATTCATATAACCACCGGCCGGTGGAATATAATTACTGTTTCCTGCAACAGGACTATTATTACCCTTCGGCGTAATAGGACTTAATATTGTGTCGTATGATTCAGTTAAACCAAATCCTTGAACAATATTTCCAGGGGTTTTGCCATCCATAGCACCTGCATTATAAACTACAGTTTCATATCCTAAATCCATTTGAATATCCATTGTACCACCGCCTTCTGCATAGCTATATGTATCATGATTCAATGAATTAATAATTGGATTAATTAGTGTATATGCAGTAAATTTATGTTGATTAAATCCAAATATAGTAATATTTTTAAAAAAAGGAATTTTAATTAAACTAGGGTTAGGACTTTCTCCCCAATAACCCCAATTATTATTACCAACAATATTATCTGTATTTGTGTAAATGTTTCTATAATTGTAATTAGCATCTGTTGCTGATTGCACAGACTCGTCTCCGCCCTGAGTTGGTCTAGCAATTCCGCCTCTAGCACCTTGAAAGACAGCACCAAAATTTGAACCATCTTTATAATAGTATGTATAATATGCATCCCATAAACTGGTAATCATATTATCATTATCATCATGAAAATTAATAGTAACAGGATTATATTTGATTTTAGTTTGTACGATTCTTTTTCTATTGTATTGATTAAGTTCAACCGTGTTTATTTGATAGCTAGGTAATTTAACACTTTTAACTACAAGGCCAAAATTGTCACCAGTACTTATATTTTGATCATATGCTGGTTGATTAATTTCAAAATACACATGAAATAAAAATTTAAGTTTAGGTGCCCTTTGATAAACACCAGTTCTAAATATTTTTGCTGCGTGTTGTGCATCACGCAGATTTGCACCAGCAGGAGAATAAGTTTTACCGTCATTGGAAGGACTGGGTTTACCAGTCCTTCTTTGTAAGTTCTCCCCGTTAGAATTGGCCATGCGTTACCTTATTAGGCTACGCTTGTAGCTGTATCTGTTGGGTTTCTTTGTGGTTGTGCTACCTGTCCTACGCCTTCTTCGACTCCATTGTATCCTGTTTGGATAGCGTTGTCGAATTGTACTGTCAATGCTATTTTGATATCTTCGCTAGTGCCGTAGTTAACTGTGTTATAGTTAACTGCTTCTAGGTAACAGCCAACTAAATACCATGTTTCAAGTATTTGCGGTGTTGCAATTCCATTACCACCGTCTAAAATTTCTAAAGTCATTGAAAACTTATAGTCACTTGAAGAAGCAGCACTGGCTTGTTCTGCCATATCTAATTGTCTTTGCAATTGCGCACCGATCGCTCTAGATACTGCACCTGAAGCATCATCACGCACATTTATAGACATTGTTTGCCATGTATGCTTGCCTGCCATGTAAATGGTAGAGTTGTATACTGGTAGTGTAATCTTAGCAAATGAAAGGTTTGGTCTGGAACAATCAACAACTTGGCGTGTTAATTCGAGACCATCTCCAAGACCAAAATTGAAAAAGTTTAGACGGTATCTAAACTGTAACTTTGGCATCAACAATGTCTGATTACTAGCATTGGTATCACTTGCTGACAGATTAACTAGTGTTTGTGAGGCTATCGCCATTATAATTTCTCCTGTTAATATTATTTATCTTTTATTAAGGGGCATTTCTACCCCTTAATTTTCTTATAGAGCTGCTAACTCACCTGTATTCAAAATACGAACTGGGATGTAGATGAATTCAACAGCCTTAACCGGCTCAATCGCAACGTCTACCCAAAGCTCATTTCTATCAATTCTAGCAGGAGTGTTGTTTGACTCATCACATACAACTAGATAATCATATATACCACGTTTTGCTTGTAAATCAAGCATTAACGATGTTACTACGTTTGCAATTTGACCTCTAGTAAATGCATCGTTAGGTTCAAATACGAACGGCCGTGCTGCAATAGTTAGTTGACGACGAATGTACGCAATTAATCTTGCAACGTTAGTTCTATCTAATGCACTTTGTGAATCAAAGCTTGTTTTATTACCATAATTCAATAAACCATTTCCGGTAAAGAAAACCAAAGGATTTATGAAGTTAAGATATAATACATCACGAATTCCTATTCTAGTTTTAGTAGGTTCAAATTCACCTGTAGTTCTATTTACATAGCCAATGTTTGCTGCATTGTCAATAATGCCTCTTCTTGTACCTGCTGCTGCTAACCAAGGATAAGCAATAGTATCATTGCGTAAGAAAGTACGCAACATCATGTGTGATGCAGGAACCGCTACTTCATTACCTGCTAAATCAAATGCTATTCCACTTGGATAAAACAAACCTAAGAAAGTATTGCGTGTTACACAACCTTCTTCACCTGTACTTGTTGCACCTGCTGCATTTGTAGCCCAAGCTTGAATAGCGGTTGCACTATCAGGTAATCCTAATGGTGTATCACCTAATATGTAAGCTGTTTCCCCGCGATCGGCATTTAACACTACCATATTAGGTTGTAATTCAGGATAATTAGGAGTAGCCATTAAGCTAAAGTAGTTGTCTTCATCACGAATATTAGGATTAGTATCAATCGTAGATCTTAATGATTCTACTACCATTGCTCTTTGAGCCTTACGACCCATATATGGGCTACCATTAAATTGTAATCCGCTAGCTGATACCCATGCGTCCCTTTCAGTAGGCAGTGATTCACCAGGGAAACTAGTCGAATTAAAATAATTAACCCTATATTGTTTAACATTATAACCTGAACGGCGTGTATTAAACAATAACATTCCTACTGGATATGTGCTTGGACTTGGCGCATCCAAATCTAAATAATTACTGAGTAACAAACTTGCTATTGATGCAATAGGATCGTCTGCTGGATTAACATTACCATTGGTTGCCCAACGAGCATCAGCAAATACTATACCGGTACTATTAACTTGATCCGTATTGTCTATTAGTACCCACATATCTTCTCCGTCAACTTGTTGCCAACGAGAAATTACAGGATAATCTTCTAGATTAGTAGTGTCGATCCAAAGATCACCGTAAACTAACGGTGTACCATCACTTTGTACAATTGGTTCAGTTGGGGTTACAATGGGACCAGCTGGATCAGTAGTATTACTTCCCGATATCGGGAATCCATTAGAATCATAGTTAATATTCCTGTAGCCGCGCCATCCGTTTGTAGTATTTACCATAATGTCAACTTGATTTACTACACTATAAAACCAATTTGTGTTATTAGCAGGTGCTGCTACTGGTGCACCTTCATTAGCTGTGTAATCAAAATCAACCCAATTACTTAATTCTATGAGATTAGCTACAGCAGGTATACCACCACTATAGGCTACTGAGATTAACCCGCCTCCGTCAACTTCAGCAACTTTTAGTAATAAGTCATTTGCAGGGGATTGACCACCGAGATTGGTTCCTAAAACCCTAATATTATCACCTACAGCATATCCAGATCCTTGGTTATTACCAATAGAAATATCTGAATAGCTCCCCCATGCTGTAACATTTAATTTAGCGTCCGCCCCTGATCCACCTGTAACAGGGACATCAACAAATCGATTAAATAAAGTAGGTCCAACTTTAACACCTATATCTCCAATATTAAATCCAGCTTCTACTACTAAGCCAGAAGATGTACCTTGGAGTTGATTTCTAATTGAACCTACTTCAAATGTAAGATCATTTGTGGTGAGTATTCCGCCTAAATTATTTCCGGCAATGGACAGCGTGTCACCGACAGCATAACCTGTACCTGAATTAACAATTGTTATTGTGGTGTTACTGCTAGTATAAGTTGTACTATTTCCTGTTTTAACTACGATAGCAAAAGCTCCAGAACCAAGACCTGACTCTGTAATAACAGGTACATTAGCATATATTCCAGGTCCTGGAATACTAGTTCCTGCAATACTTCCAGAATTTACTGTCGCCAGCAAACCAAGCACATTAACTACATAATAATCATTCAAAATGATTACACCGCCCTCAGTATGTGTTAATTGAATCGCGCCATTACTTGCTACACTAGCAGTAGTATACAAAATATTTGCTGCCGACCATGCAGTAACAAACTCAGTAGCGTCTGCATTATCTCCTAAATTTACAATATATGAACTAGATAATCCAGATGCACCAGGGATAGAAACGTTTACCTGAAAGCTATAGGGTCCATTGGTAAAAAGCGGAGAAGTATTTGTACCAGTAATTACTGTAGGACCGGTAGCATATCTTTCCCAAAAATATACAGAATTAGTTGTCGCTAAACCATCACTATTATAATATTGAGAATATATTGTCCCTGCAGGAATTTTTTTACCACCTGTGGGGTCCAATACTGCACACGCTTCCCAGTCACTGGTAAATAAAGTTGCATTTTTGTTAATCCAAGATGCGGTTACTGCGTCATATTGAGAAATATTTGGTAGTAGTCCATTACCCGCAGATCCAACTTTTACCCATACTGAACCAGTAGGTCTAGGAAAGGCTTGTCCAGTTTGCCACAATGGTTGCTGTGCTGAAGTTCCCCACTGTAATAAAGGTGGCAAATAATTACCTTGATTAATTCCTAAATCATCAAGTACTGTACCCGTAGGTCCAGATATTTGAACAGTTTGAGAGTTTGGAGATCCATTATATAGTGCATTCGAATAAATAGTTAATTTTCCGTTTGGTGCGGCAGCACTCAACTGTGCCCATCCTAAACTATTAATGGCAGCCGTTATGACATTGACATTTGATTGGCCTCCGCCTGAATTAGGAACAGTAATAATAACAGAAGTTGCTGCAATACCATTGTCCACTAAGGTAATAGTGAAGGTATCTCCGGCTGTTAAAACAGGATTAGATTGAGTACCTTGAATGGTAGGCCAACTCTGTGCCCATTGGGGTGATCCAAGAGGTACCCAAGTGTTAGCAGGTGTTTTATAAAAAATTTCTTGATTAAATACTGAAGTTAGTTGGCTAGCTATTACTGCATAATCACCAATATTTCCTAGACTAGGAATTGGTACGCCTCCATTTAAATTAATCGGATTTGTAATTACGATAGGATTCTGTAAAGTAAATTGTCCAGTTGTAGCATTAAATTGATTTATACCCCATGTTGAGTTTGTAGTATCTAACCACCATGAACCATTCTCAGGTGCACCAGTTGGGCGACCTGTTTGTCCTACTAAACTAGCTAAATCAATATCTGCTCTTAATACATAACAACGGTTAGTGACACCCAATAATGAGTATGCTGCTAATAATCCATATTCATTGAGTTCGTAACCCTGAATAGGAGTACCTGCAGTTGTTGTATAGAAGAAAGGATTACCATATAATGTAACAAGATCGCGTTGGCTTGTTACTTGATATAATTTACCTGCATTTGCTGTTGTAGTAGCAACTGCTACTCCCGTACCAGTTGGGTCAGCTTTGTTTTGTGCTGTTGCTACTAATACGAAAGGTACGGAACCGGTTGCGGCTGGAAGATATTGACTTTGATCAATGATTGTAACTTCAACGCCAGGACTTGTTAATGCCATTTTATTTTTCCTTATTGTAAAATTATGAGGTTTACCACCTAGTTTGCATAATATTATTTATTTTATTTTTTAAAAAACAGCCATTTAGACGAACCTTCGAAGGTAAAGATCATAAATAATAATATGATACTGAAAAGACCTATTTGTAATACTTGCAACAAAAATTATTGTGCCATAAATTACAAAAGAAATGATATTACCCATTACCGTAGTATATGTGATGGATGTGGGAAGATTAAAACTAAGAAAAGACCTAGAGTTTATAATTGGGAAAAGGCAGGATATAAGAAAAAACCCACATGCGATTTATGTGGATTTCGTAGTATATTTTTAACACAAATTACCGTGTTTCATATCGACGGCAATTTAGAAAACACAATGCTAAGTAATCTTCGTAGTATATGTTTAAATTGTGTTGAAGTTGTAAAGAAAAAAGAAGTTACTTGGAAACGTGGCGACTTACAAGTTGATTATTGATTCGATTTTTTTATGAAGATCGTCTATTGTTCCATCATTTGCAATAATATTATCGTACTCTAAGCCAACGCTACTATATTCGCTAGCATGAATACCCAGTTTTTCTAGATGGTGCCTACCAACAGCCCAACTATAATTACTATTTTCACCTTTATTAAAATTTATTGCATGTGTATACCATTCAGGATTAGGTCCCCTTTCAACTCTAATAGTGATTCCACCGGCATTTTTAATAGCAGCAACTTCATTGGCAAAACGACAATCTGTTATTACAATACTATCAGTAGAGGTTCTTAGTTTATTTTCTACTGAAGCCACCCAAATATCCGTGTGAAATGCATCACGACAAACTTCTGTTCCCCAATATTGTAGAATCCATCTAGGGGTAAGATGAGGGATACCTAAACGTTCTGCCCACCAATGATCAACCTGTTCACGCCATTCTCTACTTGACTTAGTAGTACCCTCTAGCATTTCACGATCCCAATTAAATACCGCTGCTACAGCATCTTTTAGAGAAGCGGCAAAACTTAATCTTTTAAAACCATGAAATGTAGTTAGATAATCTGCAATAGTGTCTTTGCCAGAATTTATTAACCCGGTAATTCCAATGATCATGTGGTAAGCTCCTGTAAATATATATTATATTACAGGAGCTTAACAAAATAAAGTATTTAGGTTCAATAATCTTCTTCTGATTCACCACTCTCACCATAATGTTCAGATTTAACTGAACCTATATAAGCAGGTATAGTATCATAGCCTAATTTAGCATACGCATTTGCGCGGTGTGTGCCATCAATAATAGAATTCTGAATTGGGTCAAACACTATGGGAGGCATTGTGTGTTTTGACTTCATTATTTGAGCAATATGGTCTGCTACTAAATCTTCATCTATGTCCCATTCATTCAAATTTAATTTAGATAAAGGCAAGTCAACTAATTTATATTGATCAAACCAAAAGATTCTGTCAGATAAATCCCCTTCACCAAAGTCATTATAATTTCGGTGAATTTTTTTTGCTAATGTATATATGTGGTTAGAGTCAACTATGGGTTGATTACTTTCTCTAAGTAATTCCCCGATTTTCATTTTAACCTTGAATCCAAGTCAATGGTTGAGAATAGTCTTGATACTTTCTTAAATCATCTAACAGTGCTTCTTGCAATGCTTTGGATTCAGCTTTCATCGCTGTACCATTCAAGGTAGATCCTCCTCCTGGACCTGCAATACTGCCAAATTTTTCACGGGCTTCACCAATAATGCCCTTCAATGTTGCAAGGGTAAAGTCACCTATCCAAACTCCAGCACCTGGATCTTGTAATAAAACTTCGACGGGCCGTTGTACATCAGCCCAAACTAATATGCGTTCTCCGGTGCCCTTAAAGTCTCTAACTACTCTAAGTACTTTAGTTACTGGGTCAAATGTATAATTAACATAGCCTCCAAACATTCTTGCTGCCAATTCTACATAACCTGCATAAAAATCATATGTTGCCATACCTCCGGTATAGTTATAATTTAACAAGTAAGTATTAAGAATAGCGCTTGAAAAGGGATCAAATGATGAAGAACTAGGACCTGTTTCGAGTCCCACGGTTCTACGAAATAATGCCCTTACATTTATAAATTCTTGAGGTAATGTATAAGTATCAACATTTTGAATAACTGTCATTAATGTATACGATTCAGCAGTGGCATTTTGTGCCCGTTGACGGTATAGTTTAATAGTATAATTTAATGCGGCTTCATAATGTTGAGGATCTAATTCAATGTCTATAATACCATCACCCAATCTTAATCTTAGGTTAGTGAATAGTGCTTCTTTTAATTCATCTAAATTTAGATTAGTAGGTGTCGATAGTATATTTGCAGTCATTTTTGTAATCCTGATATATGTTATTTATCAGGATTACAAGTCATTCTCTTTTCTATTTTCACTATGAGTTACATCAAATACACCGCCGGGATACCTACTCATTAATTTGTCAACATTACCTTCAATTACCTTGTTAGGATCAAGTCCAAGTGCTCTACATGTATTAATCCAATACCACATAATATCACCTAATTCACGCTCCATGTGAAATAGATTTTCTTTAGTTAAAGGTTTACCTTGAAAAAGCATTTTCTTTACTATTTCATTAAATTCACCGCACTCAGAACTAAGTCCTAGCGCCCCTGTAATTAGCAAAGGCATATTAACCGTAGGACCATATTCTTCTATAGAATCATCATGATTATCTGATAACTGATCTAGTCTATTAATAAAGTCAGTCAAATAATTACTAGGTCTACTAGTGATTGCCTCTACAAAATCTTTGTATTTGTTTAAATCAATTTGTTGTGTCATTTTAGTTCCTTATTTATGGGAGTGTTAGCAGGTTATTTTTAGTAATATACTCAAAAAGGTGCTCTGCATAAAGTTGATGCGGTACCTCGTCATGATGAAAATATTTTGCTTTTGTGTTTTTGTATCCTAAATTAGCATACTTGAAATAAAACGATTCAGCATTATTATCAAATTCTAAGAATCGTTTACGGTCGATCTGATCCTTATACCATTTCAACGTATCATGCTCTTGTGTAAACATTTGTAATGTATTGACAAACAAATACTTGACCTTGTGCATCTTTAAGAAATATTGAAGTTGCAACACATACGTTACACTTAGAATTTCTAGGTACAACTCGTTGTCAGCCATGAACCTATGATAGCCTTCAATAAAATCTTGTTCTTTAGATCCATTTCCTTTGTAACCCATATTGATTCTAATGTAGTCATCGTGTGTAGGGCTATACCAGTCAGCATATTTGTCCCATTCTTTATTATACCATGTCTTTTGATAGAATGGTACTTCCATTCTTATGCCGTCAGCCCAACCCACAATCACATATACATCACCATCGGTAGTATAATTGTGATTAAACCAATCTAAAACGCTCCTAACTATTCCTCCATTTGAAGATCCTGAGATAGCGATATTCACTGGTTCATATCCTAGCTTTTGTGCCAATAGATTACCAAAACTATGTTGACGGTTATATGGGCTATCACATGAACCATCAATTTCAGATCCTGCAGGATCACTTCCACCTGCAATTAACATTATTTTTTTACTCATTAATTATCCTCAATTTTTCTAGAACAGATTCATATACGATTTTATTTCCAATATCAGTATAGTGATTTACCAAACCTCTATGTTTTAGAAATATATCCTTAAAATTTACAAAGTTCTTAAACTTATACAGATTCTTCCAATCAATGTGCGAAATGTGCAATGTCTTTATTGTACAATATTCCTCAATTTCTTGTAGAAGTAAATTATGCATGTGTTCTGCATATTCAACATCAAAATACTTTTCAAAGTATTCTATAATCGGGTTTAATTCAGGGAAATTGGGCAAATGTTCTAAAACATCACTATATAACAAACAACTATTTTTATGTAACTTATCCTCATAATGCACGGGGTGTTCATTTACATATAAGCGAAAAGGACTGGTGTGTGACACTAGCACTAACTCAAATTTATTTATGTCTATGGACTGTAATTGCTTTAGAATTTTGTATTCGCTACAACCTGCTTGAGAAAGATTAGTTATTTTATAATCTTTCTCAAGTAAATTGACCCAACCCCTTTCTGTATATTTAATCGTCCAATCAGCAGCAAAACTATCACCACAAATTAAAAGTTTAGTCATCAAAATGCTTTTAATATAATCATATGTTCATTAAACCTTCCTGTAGGGGTAACAGACACTGCTTTAATTTCTTTAAAATATTTACGAGCAGCTGGCTTGCTACCCATAATTTCTTTAATTTGCTCTGCTGGCTTACGCAGTGTTTTACACTCACTTTGAGTAGTATCAAACCCTAATAAAGTATTACCTTTAACAGTAAAGTATTTACTATATTCATCGGCAACATAATGATGCAGTTTACGCCTTGAAGTATCGTATACCCAAGCTTCACTTGCGCCATGTAATTTAGTTGGATGTAAACTTGTTAAATTAAGTTTAGCAGCCGCGTCTACAAATTCACGCAAATATTTTAGTTTAGATACTTGCTTTTCAACTGGAACTGCTTTATGCTTGCGAGGAGCTTTATTAACTTTTTTAACGGTAACATAACTACCGATTTCGCTAAGAACTAATTCAATAAACTTAATAATATTTTTGACTTGTTGTTTACTCAACTGCATGTAACCTTGTACAAGTTGGTCATCTTTACCTTCTTGTACCTCGGTAAACTCAATGAGTTTTTTATTCCAAGTTTCAACCATGAAACTAACATGCTGGGGCAATACATTCTTTTTAGCCAATTCATCAATTGGACGATATGTATGCTTAGTAAGCGCACCTGCACTAATGAAATCATCTAGCAAGCCTTCCAATTCACCTGCGGCTTCGCTAGCCTTTTCCCGCATGATTTCTTGTACGTTGGGCCTATTTACAACAGGTGCTTCAGACTTGACTGGACCACCTGTACGACTAGCCTCTTTGACTTCGGGTTTGTAAATGGTATTCAACAACCTACCGATTTCATTCTCCAAGGTCTGTTTTTCATATTCTACTAATACTAGACCACGGAGAGTCATACGAGACAACCACCCAATCGTTGGGATGATTTCATTGTCAGCAACACGCCTAATAGTTTTGGCTTCGGTAGTTTTGGTATTCAAGTCTAGGTACTGTGCCAAAAATTCTTTGGCGTCTTTCTTGTTATAAAATTTATTGTACCAATTGAATGCTCGGGCTAATGCTATCCCGCGATTCTCCTCAGTAGGCTGAATCAGGAATGAGGGCTCTTCACCAAAATATTTGGCATCCTCATCTTTGGGGGTAAGACTACGGACCAACCCAGCTTCTTCTACAACTTTTTTGCTAGCTTTCCTAACCATGATCACTCCTATTCAACTATCTATATATCAATGATACACGATCTTCCATTTATTGTCAAGCCGTGTGCGTGATAAATACATATATGCCAAAACTTAGCCTCTACCGTTCCAATAAACAAAATGACTATAGGTTTTTAGATAGAACTATATCGGAAATGTTAACTGTTGGTGGGACCGATTTATACATACATAAATATTTAGGTCCAACTAATCAAGGCGATAGTGTTGATTATACTCAACCTGATTATTCTACATTAAATCCCACTAATATACAAGATTTATTGTTTTTAGAAAACCGCGATAGAACATACGATACTAATATATATCGTTTGCGCGGACATTATAATGTGCAAAACTTGGATTTTGATTTAAGTCAATTTGGATTGTTTTTGAATAATGACATTATCTTTATTACAGTACATTACAATGACATGATTGAACTTATAGGTAGAAAGTTAATGGTAGGTGATGTATTAGAATTACCGCATTTACTTGATTATAATCCATTAAAAGAAACAATACCTGTAGCATTAAAAAGATTTTATCAGATAACTGATTCCAATTATGCTAGTGAGGGATTTTCTGTAACATGGTATCCTCATTTATGGCGTATTAAATGTGAACCGTTAGTAGATAGTCAAGAATTTAGTCAAATACTTCAAGAGCCTATTAATCAAGATAATTACTTAGGTTTGTGGGATAAGGATAAAACTTATCCATCCGGCTATATAATTAGTTATGGCGATAAAAATTATGAATCGATCACTAATGTTCCTGCTGGAATTTATCCACCAAACCCAACATATTGGAAATTGTCGTCTGAGCAAAACCTTAAAGATATACTTGCTACATACAATAAGAATTTAGACATTAATAATGCTGCATTACAAGAAGCTGCTAGAATTGTTCCCTTAGCAGGTTATAACCGTAGTAGTTTATATATTTCACCTACATATGGGGAATACGAATCAAACGGTGTATTATCAGGGAAAAATGATCAGCCCTCTCCACCTACTAATTTGGTTACTAGTTCAAGCGGAGGACCTACTACTGGCACAGTAGCAATGATTCGTAATCCTAATTACAAAATTGCAAACCCTGTAGTCAAAATATCTAAACAAGCATTGCAAAGTATATGGGATGTAACAGTAGATGCTATAAATGTTTCTACTCAAATTAATTTAGAAGTACTACAATTAGCACCAAAAAGAATAGGTAATAATTCAGGACAGGTTGAAGGCGATATGATTCTTTCTGTAGAATCTACAGGACCAATAACCGGTCCATATGGCACTTCAGACAATACATATGCAACCGGTGATCAAAACCCAGTAGCACCTGGATTTACTGGTACTGTTACTCAACAAATGGATTACCGTGCTGATTGTGATCCTGCATTTCAATATATTGCTAGATCAAGTCCTAGAACATTTGGTTATAGTGCGGGTTATCTAACAGGTACCGCTGTACCACCAAACGGATATCCAGTTGGAACAGGTATATCATTCCCACAAAATCCACAAGTAGGTGATTATTTCTTAAGAATCGATTATCTACCTCAATTACTATATAGATGGAATGGTAAATTATGGATAAGAATTTCTGAAAATGTTAGAACCGATACCGGATTTACTGCTGAAGATAGGTCTTTATTATCTGGATTCATCAATGATTCAAATGTAACAAGATTAACTAACGGTACAGTTATTCCTGAAGCACAACCGCTATCTTCAATACTGCAACCACCACTAGATCCTATTCCACCGATTACATAAAAAAAGGTAATTCAATTGGCACAATTTTTTTACGATAACCAAATTCGCAGATTTTTAATTCAATTTGCAAAAATATTTTCCAATTGGTATGTGACTAAAGGTAAAGATCCGGCTGGTAATACAATATATGTAAGAGTTCCTATCATGTACGGTGATAGTAGTAGACAGGCTGCTACCATAATTGCTAATAACTCGGCTAGTAATTTGCCATCAGCACCTTTAATAACCTATTACATAAGTGGATTAGAGTATAATCAAAGTAGAACTCAGAATCCCTCATTTGTTGAAAAAACTCAAATTCGACAACGGGCATATAATTCTGATTCACAATCATATGAAACTACACAAGGTCAAGCATTTACTGTTGAAAGACTAATGCCAGTGCCTTATACATTAAGAGTCACTGTAGATTTTTGGACTACGAACTATAATCAAAAACTAGAAATTATTGAACAATTAGGAACTCTTTTTAATCCTGGACTAGAAATTCAAAGTACAGATAACTTCTTAGATTGGACTTCTTTAAGTGTAGTATATCAAGACGGATTAACATTTACTAGCCGTAGTATACCACAGGGTACAGGAAATCCAATTGATGTTATGACTTGGAAATTCTATATGCCTATATGGTTAAGCACATCAAGTAAGCTTAAGAAAATGGGAGTTATTCAAAAAATTATCTATAGTATTTTTAAAGGACATGCCCTACAAGATATACAAGATGATGATTTATTATTAGGTACTAGACAAAAAATTAGTCCATATGGATATCAAGTTTTGTTATTAGGTAATACACTACAACTACTACCGGCAAATCAACCGTTTCAACCACCCAATGATTCATTTGATATTCCTGAACCCCCAAATACTTCGCTATACTGGACTGCATACTTAAATGCATATGGCGTAATTAAACCAGGAATCTCACAAATATGGTTGCAAAATCCATATATGGATACAGAGATAGTGGGAACAATTGTCCCTGATCCGCTAGATGACAGATTCTTAATTTATAATATAGATCCAGATTCACTACCGCAAAATACTTTAGATCCTATAACTAGTATAATTAATCCACAATTGACTGGCCCTAATGCAGGATTGCCGGGACCTGTTAATGGCAGAAGATATTTAATCGTAGAAAGTATAGGAGGAGATTCTCCTACTGTATCATGGGGAAGTTTAAAAGCCAATGCCAATGATATAATACAATTCAACGGTAGTTTAGGGATATGGCAGGTTGTATTTAATTCTGAAAATACTGCTACCACTGAGTATGTTACTAATTTGACTACTAATATTCAATACCGTTGGACAGATGGTAATTGGGTAAAATCAGTTGACGGTTGGTATAATGAAGGTGACTATAGTATTGTAATCTAATATATTATATGATATAATTTCCAAATGAACAATGTGTCGGCTGGAATATTCTTTTACAGTAAAAACTCTAAACGGTTTTTATATCTACTTAGAACTGATGCGAAAAACCCCGGTAATTGGGGTATACCGGGTGGCAAAATAGAAAATGATGAAACTTTATTAGATGGTTTACAACGAGAATGTGTGGAAGAAATTGGATATTGGCCTGATAGTCCTAAATTAGTCCCTATTCAAAAATTTGTTAACAATACCTTTACATATCATACCTTTTTTTCTCAAATAGAAAAAGAATTTATACCAATTCTAAATAAAGAACATTGTGGATATGCTTGGGTAGGTGAAAGTCAATATCCCAAACCATTACATCCTGGATTGTTTAGTACAGTAAATTTTGATGTTGTGCAGAAAAAGTTAAAGACGTTAATAAAAAAGGGACTATAAGTCCCTTTTTTATTTTAACAATTTTGCTACTGTATCGAATCCCATAGAGCCGACAACTATACCTGCCCCCATTAACATCCAACGCCACTTTTCTAATGCACTAATCTTATCAGTTAATAACTTATGAGAAGTATCATTAGATAGTTGTAGTTCCTTGATTAGTTTGTGAGTTTCTTCCGCATTTTTGTCAAGGCATTCATGCACTTCCTTCAAGTCATCTTTTAATTCATTGATTTTTGTTTCAATGTTATTAACTTGAACTTGAAGGACAGCAATATCAGTATCTGATGTATTAACGGATAATGCTCTGGTGTTTGCCATGATTAGGTATTATTAATAGTAACTATCGGGTTAGGTTGTCCTGAATATGTGTTAGCAGCATAAGCCGTATCGAATGTTGCAATAACATCAGGGTTAGCCGTAGTCAATATCGCAGTACCTGTTCCTGAACCAGTTGCTGTTGCAACGAATGATACACCAGTTATGTTAGCAGAAGCACCAACTGCTGTCCAGTTTGTAGTACCTACACTAAGAATTGTATAAGCTGTACCGGCTGATATTGACCCAGCAGCCACAGTAGTTTCAAATAGTTCTGATTGATAATTATTGACTGACTGAACATATACTGTTGCTGGAGTTGCTGTTGTTGCAGTAACACTCATTGTATTTGGTGTTAATGCTGTATTAGCCACATTAGCTGTTGTACATTGAGCGGTTAAGCCAGATGTTAGACCTGTTACCAAATATTTTTGTTTGCCTTTTTGACGAACAATGTAACCTGCCTCATCATTAGCATAAACAAATGCAGCATTTGCATAAGAAGTAGTGGCTGCACCTGATAATATGATACGATCTTGAACAGCATAAGAAGTAGCATTTTGGTTAGATAATCCAACGTTTGGGCCACCTGCGTCTAATGAAACACTAAATGCAGTAGTGTTGGCAATTGTTTTAACGAAATAAGTAGTACCTGCTACTAAACCACCGATATTAGCTGATAATACAACCGGTTTGCTTGCAAACAATAATTGTGCATTACCTACTGTGGTTAAGAAATTACCAGTTGCAGTAGCATTTGAAATCTCAATATTTGCATAACCACTGTTAGTTGCAATAAAACCTAAATTAACATAGTCTGTGCTACCATTAGTATTTGCAACTGCAACTTGAATTGCAGAACCAACTGAAGTAGTATTAGCGAAATCTGTACCTGTTCCGAATACGTTAGCATTGCCACTAAGAGCATATAGTGTACCAGTACCATTAATACCAATAGCAACTTGTGCTAATACTTGTGAGCCATAAATTGTTGTATTACCACCAACTACACCATAACTTGCGCCAGGGTTTGTTGAAGTATTACCTGATTGTGCTGTAGAATCAGGATTTTGAAATCCAGTGTCTACTACGCCAACTGACATTTTAACTGTAACTGGACCAGCTGTTGATAGGTTAACCTTAGTATAACTAGGATTAGCACTTGGTACTGTAGCCGATACTGTAAAAGTATTCGCTGTTAGTACTTGTAGAATCCAGTATGTTGTACCTGCTGTTAAACCACCTGTTGTAGTAGCAATTACAAAAGGCATTCCTGCGATAACATTTAGAGTATTTAGATTTTCACTAACTGTAACAACTTCAGTTGTTCCATCTGTTGCGGTCAATGTTAATACTACCGCTTTGGCAATCTTTAAAGGGCGTCCCATTTGTTTTTCTCCTTATTATGTGTGGGTTCTAGCCACTACGCGGCGGGGACCGCATAAACTCTTACTATAAGAGTATATGAATATATTTATCATCTTACTCAAAAATTTTGTCTATTGATTTATCAGTACCCATACTATATAAAAGTATAATTTATTTATAAAAATCACTGAAATTTTAGGTACAGCTAAATATCTGTACGGTAATTATATTCTACAACATCAAATTATACAGTAATCTCAATTTAACTGGCTCACACCCACACATAAAATATCTATTAATATGGCTAAAGTTTACGAATTTAACAATAGACCAAATTCAACTAGTTTTTACAAAAATACAAATGATATAATATATTATACTAGTGAACCACTTGAGCTGGGTATACGTGAACGTGAATGGTTAAATAATTTAAAAATAGAAATAGAGAATACTTCTACATATGAACATAATGTATTAGTTAATCTTACTTGGTTTAACTGTAATTGGGACGCTTCAAAACCACTAATAGATTTAGTCGAAAGATTGGGTACGGATAATAATGTAAAATTATGGTACGCTTGTAGTATTGACGGCGGATATAGTATTACATATACATATATAGAGTTTTATCATTATCTTAAGAATAAAGGATATAAACAATCATTTGTCGGGTTTTCAGACGAACATTGGCATTCATGGATACCTAAATGGTTCATTGATAATAACTCGGGTTTTGATACTAATAATATTATGTTAAACAGGGCACCGCAACACTTATATTTGTCATATAATAGAAAACCCAGAATACATCGTGAATGGTTAATTAATTCCTTAATAGAAAATAATTTGTTAGATAGAGGGTGGGTGACGTTTGAAAGGGGTCATTATCCCCAAATAGATAATAGAACCCAATTTACAGACCAAGACAAACATACCACCGATTTGAGATTTACTAGACCGGAAGACATATGTTCTATCGGTGACCTAAACACATGGCGTGATAGTTATATGATCGTTGTAAGTGAAACTGACCACGGTGATCCATGGCAATTGTCAGAAAAAACTTGGAAACCTATATTTGGATTGAGACCTTTTCTAATCAACGGTAGAAGAGAGGTATATAGAATACTAGAAAAATTAAATATGTACACACCAAAAGACTTATTTAAGAATATTGACTTAGATTGTCATTATGAAAGTGTCGTAAAACAAATTCAGGTACTTTACAACAAAACGCCTGAAGAATTATACAAACTATGGGAAAATCAATTTGAAATGCTATTATACAATCGTAAGAGAATGTTTGAAATAGCTGATTCTGATCCTACTAAAATTTTAAATTGGCCTCAAGCTGTTCCTGTATCAGTATGAGTGGCTTTTAAACTAGTTATACCGAATGCACCCCCTATACCTACATTAATTAGGTCCGCCTGCGCTAGGAGTAGCTAAAACTCCATTAGTGCCTGTATTAGCGTGTGCAGCACCCAATTCCGTAATAGTAAATGCGGTAGATGTTACGCCGCTTACTTCCACAAAAGATACTATATTTCCTTGACCTACAATAATACTATTTGCAACTGTATTAGCAGGAATAATTGTACTATTAGCAGTAGCTACAGTGTAGGCCACACCATACGGATTATATCTCGCTGTTGCTCCGCTAATCGCTACTGCTGCATTTGCAGTTAATGTTAAACTAGTATTATTAGCTATAGCTTTAACAATCCCAACTGTAGCACCAGTTGTATTGCCTATCCAAGCCCCAATATTTAACTGAGTAGTAAATGCAGTTCCTGAACCGGTGACTGTATTACTATTAGTAGCACAGGTCACTGTTCCAGTTAATGCAACATTTGGAAAACTAGTCGTATATTGAATAGGACTACTAGTAGTTGATATCATGACTTTATCTGTAGCGATATTTCCTGATGTTGCTACTGCTGAACTTGCTGTATATGAATATGATGCCATTTTTTTATTCCTGTTATTATAATCTACCTATAGCGATTTCGATGATACCCTCGCCTGAAAAATTCTCTAATGCCTTACCAATTACCGTGCCCATTATAGGGTTATTTGTAGGTCTTGCATATCCATTTCCACCGCTGATCATCATATCGCCTTTACGAATTGTACCTCTTACTTTGCAAGGAACTCTTCCCTGTAGAGCAATAGGAACCGCTATACCTTGACAAGTAGCATTCATTACATATGCAGGATTAGAAGATACTACACCTGCTACTCTCATCGTTTCATCAGTAGCTATTGTAACTTCTTTATCTCCGCCAAACTCTAAAACGGTGCCCGGTTCGTAATCATAATCTGCTTCATAGTATTCTGCCAAGTCAGCATATGTTGCATTTAATCTAGATCCTGCCGTTAAAGTCCAATTTCCCGTTATATTTCCTTGTGTAGTATTAGCACCGGTTGTTAAAATTGTAGTATTAACAACTCCGGTTGAAAAATTACTAATAAAGTATCTAATTACAGTATTGGCAGTATAATTTGTTACATAAACAAATCTACCTGTTGGGTCTACTACTACACCGTTCGGATTAATTCCACTGGCAATTGCAGTTGTAATACTAGTTAATGCACCGGTTGATTGATTAATACTGTATTGGCTTACTGTACTGCTATTATAATTTGTTACATAAACGAACCTACCGCTAGGATCTACTGTTATTCCACCAGCATTGGTCCCACTAGCGATTGCAGTTGTAATACTAGTTAATGCACCGGTTGATTGATTAATACTGTATTGGCTTACTGTACTGCTATTATAATTTGTTACATAAACGAACCTACCTGTAGGATCTACTGTTATTCCTATAGGACTAGTTCCAGTAGCAATTGCAGTTGTAATACTAGTTAATGCACCGGTTGATTGATTAATACTATATTGGCTTACTGTATTATCATTATAATTTGCGACATAAACAAACCTACCTGTTGGATCTACTGCTATTCCTCTTGGGGCAGTTCCGCTATTAGCCAAAGATCCATAGGATAATACGCCGGTTGATTGATTAATACTATATTGATATATATTGTTGCTACTAGAGTTTGTTACATAAACAAACCTACCTGTTGGGTCTACTGCTATACCGTACGGATTAGTTCCACTAGCAGTTGCAGTCGTAATACTAGTTAATGCACCGGTTGATTGGTCAATACTGTAAAAATTTATAGTGTTACCAGTATAATTTGTTACATAAACAAACTTACCGGTTGGTTCTACTACTATTCCTTGGGGACTAGTTCCAGTAGAAATTGCAGTTGTAATACTAGTTAATGTGCCAGTTGATTGGTCAATGCTAAATTGACTTACGGTATTGCTAGCATAATTTGTGACATAAACGAACCTACCCGTTGGATCTACTGCTATTCCTTGGGGATTAGTTCCAGTAGCAACAGTAGTCGAAGTATTAACCAATACACCTGTACCTAAATTTATTATTCTTTCGGGTACTACTGTAGGGTAAGGACTTTGTAAAAATTTTCCATATAATAAATTGCTACTTATTGAATTAGCACCTGATAAATTACCTGATAAATTACCTGATATATTACCTGCTGTAATATTACCAGTAACTGTTAGAGATGTTAATGTACCAACACTTGTAATATTAGGTTGTGCAGCAGTGGTTAAAGTACCGGTCAAGTAGTTAGAACTTACTAAGTTACCACCTGATATATTACCTGCTGTAATATTACCAGTAACTGTTAGAGATGTTAATGTACCAACACTTGTAATATTAGGTTGTGCAGCAGTGGTTAAAGTACCGGTTAATAAAGTTGATGATAAAGTGCCTGTACCCACATCGAAAGCTAATACAGAATTTGCATTTAATGCACGGTTAGCAGTACTACTACCGTTTACAAATGGTATATAATAAACTCCCGTAGTTTGTGCGGTTACTACTCCAAAATCACTAACATTAGCATATTCTACACTTAAATTAGTTACACGGGTAGTACTAGTTACTGTTAAAGGAGCAGTACCGGTAGTTACATTGGAAGTCAATGTACTAGCCACTACCCCATTAGTAGCATTAAAATTATTAGCATTAGTATTTCCTGTTACTGTTAAATATCCTGCTACATTTACGCCGGTACCTGTAACTACAGCAATATTTGCATTACCTACCGCACTTAAATTTATGTTTCCATTAGCAGCAGGAATACTGATATTGCTGTTACCATTGGCAAATGGTCCGATAATATTACCTGAAACAGTCAAATTGCCGGCAACTACTGCCACTCCGGTTGAAAAATTACTAATAAGGTATCTAGTTACTGAAGTGGAACCATTATTTACGACATAAACAAATCTACCTGTGGGATCAACTAATATTCCTATTGGTAAGGATCCACTAGCAATTGCAGTTGTGATACTAGTTAATGCGCCAGTGGATTGATTAATACTATATTGGCTTACTGTACTGCTAGCATAATTTGTTACATAAACAAATCTACCGGTGGGGTCTGATGCTATGAAATTGGTACCATTTCCAGCAGCAATTGCAGTTGTGATACTAGTTAATGCGCCAGTTGATTGATTAATACTATATTGGCTTACTGTATTATCATTAAAATTTGCGACATAAACAAACCTACCTGTTGGGTCTACTGCTATACCTCGAGGTGAGGCTCCACTAGCAATTGCAGTTGTAATACTGGTTAATGCACCAGTTGATTGATTAATACTATATTGGCTTACTGTATTACTAGTAATATTTGTGGCATAAACAAATCTACCTGTGGGATCTACTGCTATACCTCGAGGTGAGACTCCACTAGCAATTGCAGTTGTGATACTAGTTAATGCGCCAGTTGATTGATTAATACTATATTGGCTTACTGTATTATCATTAAAATTTGCGACATAAACAAACCTACCTGTTGGGTCTACTGCTATTCCTACAGGATTAGTTCCACTAGCAATCGCAGTCGTAATACTAGTTAATGCACCGGTTGATTGATTAATACTATATTGACTTACTGTATTACTAGTAGAATTTGTTGCATAAACAAATCTACCTGTTGGATCTACCGCTATTCCTTGGGGATTAGTTCCACTAGCAATCGCAGTTGTAATACTAGTTAATACACCGGTTGATTGGTCAATGCTAAATTGACTTACAGTGTTGCCAGTATAATTTGCGACATAAACAAACCTACTTGCTGAATCTACCGCTATTCCTTGGGGACCAGCTCCAGTAGCGACGGTAGGCGAAGTACTAACCAATACACCTGTACCTGAATTTATTATTCTTTCGGGTGCTATAGTAGGATAAGGACTTTGTAAAAATTTCCCATATAATAAATTGCCACTTACTAAATTAGCACTTACTAAATTAGCACCTGACAATTGTGATGCACTACCACTCATCGAAATATTGCCATTTGCGGCTAAAGTAACCGTTCCAGTAGGGCTAACATTAAATTGACTTGTACCACCAACCTGTAAATCTAGTAAAAGACTACCGCTTGCACTGGCAGTATTTGTAATATTTTCTCTAATACCAGTGAATATTACACTACTGTTATTCCAAGTCTGAGTAAATGATACAGGTGCTGTAGCAGTAATGATGCCACTAGCAACACTTAATCCAGTTAATGTACCAACACTAGTAATATTAGGTTGTGCAGCAGTAGTTAAAGTACCTGTTAATAAAGTTGCTGATAAATTTCCAGTTGCTGCATTAAATGATAAGTTAGCATTTGATCCTAATGCATAATTAGCAGTAGTATTACCATTTGCAAATACTGGATAAAAGGTGCCGGTTGTTTGAGTTGTAACAACTTCAAAATCACTTACATTAGCATAGTTTACATTTAAATTAGCTACACGAGTAGTACTAGTTACTGTTAAGGGAGCAGTACCTGTAGCTATATTAGAAAATAGTCTAGTAGCGGTAACAACTCCAGTAGCATTAAGATTTCCTACATTGGCGTTACCATTTAATGTTAATATATTATTTACATAATCCCAAGTAAAATCAGAATCACCAGACAATAGATTGTTATTATTAAATTGAATTGTTGTATTAGATCCGCCGGCTGCACCGCCCCCGCTACCTCCAAGAGCTGAAACAGCTCGGCCCCCGCTAGTATATGTCGAGTATCCTGTAGAATTTACAGGAACAGTTAACGAAGGATCTGAATATAATGAAAAAGTATTAGCAGTAAGAACATTAGCATAATAACTATTGCCATTAACTTGAGTCATTCCTACTACATTCGTAATAGTAATTGACAAGCCTTTAGTAAAAGAATTATTTGCTGATGTAGTAACTACTGCCGGATTGGCTTTGGTTATATTACTAATATTTGCAGTAATTACCCCTTTAGAGGCCCAACTTAAATTACCTGCACCATCAGTTTCTAATACATAACCAATAGCACCGCCATCGATTTTAACATTACTGACATCACCTAATGTGATTAATCCACCGGCACCTCGACCTCTATTAATCCAGTCTGTACCATTATAAGTAAGTAGTTGACCATCAGCAACGGTAGAACTATTAATGTCTAAATTTCCGGTAGCACCGGTTATTTGATTAAAATCAATGTTAGAATAAGAAGTTAATACTTCGATATTTTCATTAGGATCGGATTTACCTATAAAAAGCTGTTTAGCATCTGATGCCCAACCAAATTCTGCTTCATCTAGCTGGGGTAAATCAACGATATTACCTGATCGTTGCTGTATTTTGCTGATCTGTATTATAGCCATAAATGTAATCTTCTCAATTACATTTATTTATCACAAATATCAGATGAATTGCATGTAGTACTGTTCTACTCGGTTAAACCATTTGTCTGTATAAACATCAAAATCAGTACCTTCAAGAACAAATTCTTGATATTCGTTAGCTGCTGAACACATAAAAATAACGCCTTTACGAATTTTTGTACCATATAATTCGTTGTGTGCATTAGCATATGCTGCCAATTGTACAAAATAGTCTTCTATCCATTCACGTTTTTTAGGCTTATTTGTTTGTTTGTGGTCCATAATAGATTCTGAACCTTCATGTAACCCTACCAAATCTGTCGTACCTGCATAAATTTTAGGAAAATATAGCGTTACTTCTGTTCCCCAAAATTCATTACATTTACTTAGACCTTGATCAATAATTGACCTAGCCATTTGATGACTTTGAATACTGTATGGATTAGTACCTGGTTCGCCCATTGCGCCGGTTTTAATATAATCCTCAAGCCATTTATGCATTCTTGTGCCACGGCCCGCTGCTTCTGTAGTAATTTCTTGTGCTTTGGCATGTCCTACACGCTTACGCCAATTAGCTAATGCTTGTTTACTTTCTTCTGATTTTGTTGCGTCTAGAATAGTTGTTACACTAGGCAATTTTTCTCCATCGGGAGTTGCATAACGGCGTTTGCCCTCAACTTCTACCCTAGACATAGAAATATAATTAAATTTATCAGGTTTATACATTATTTAAATCCAAGTAGAGTCTATGGGAACAGGGTAAGCATCTATTTTACTGTATTCTAGTAATGTCATGAATTTTCCATCTATTGGTGTTATTTCATCGTATTCTTTAATTAAATAATTGTATATAAAATCAGCTAAAGCAATCTGCGCCTCGGGACCATCATGTCCGCATGGTAATGCAGGATAAAGACCCGCTACTTGGTAGAAGTTGAGATTAGTAATGGGAGTTTTATTTAAATATTCCAGTGTATTTGGAAATTTATGTGCCAATAAAGAGGTGATATCTTTTTCATTACCTGAAAAGAACGAAGACAAATAAGGTACGTGTCTAGATTTGAAAAGACTATCTAGTGACAATCTATATAAAATTGTTTTTCTGTGAAAGTCCTCTTCAGACCAATTATCAAGTAAAGAATACTCTGCATGATTCTCAGGTTTGTCGGTAGGAAGCGTAATTCCAACATACCCAGCTTTTTTCCTATAATATTCTTTATTCCATATTTCTCGACGCCAAAATTGAGACCAAGCTATTATGTATAACGGTTTGTTGTTATTAGGGAGGTCCTCAAAAAAATATTCATATGTTCTTCTGTGGATAGTATCGTTACCTGAACCTTTTATTGCTAAATTTACAACAGGTACTTTTAACTTGTTTGCTAGTAAGGCAGGCCAACCCTGTTCTTTAGGATTGTCTAATCCTTGACAATATGTCCAACTGCAACCATTTACTACTAAGTGAGTGATATCTATCATACTAAAATTTTATATTCTAAAACTTTCGCCACAACCACAACGATCCTTTTCCTGAGGATTAATGAATTCAAACCCTTCATTTAACCCGTGTTTTGCGTAATCTACAATTAAGCCATTTAAATATACTATATCTTTAGGACTTACCCAAATCATAATATCATTAGACTCATATACAGCGTAGGTAGCATCTGGTTGATCTATAAATTCTAGAGTGTAAGCTAATCCACTACAACCAGTAGTTTTCACGCCTACTTTAATTCCTAGACCCTTTCCTCTTTTTTCTAAAAAATATTTTATTTTATCGGCTGCAGTAGGAGTAGCGCTTATCATTTTTGCATGTTGGTAACAGCTTGATTTGCCATTTGTTTAACAATTTGTTTACCTTGTTCTTGGTCAGGAGCTTCAGGAGAATTAATATTTTTAAATATTATTTTATCTGATTGGATGTTACTAATTATTTTATTAAGTGGTGGTTTTTTAATCATTTTGTATAGATCAGTTTTATCCAATACTATATCATATTTTTGAAGGTATTGCAATAGTTCTTCGGTAGTCATATCAGGATCAGTTTCACCATTTAATAAATCGGTGTGCAACTGATCCGAAACTGCAATTAATTTTACTAATAACGGGTCTGAACTATATATTTCAAAGAGGCGCATATTTACCTCTTTGCTCGACCAACTCCAGCAACAGCTTTTGGCTCAGGAGCTTCAATTTCTTCCTCTTCAGCACCTAAATCGGCACCCAAATCAGCGCCCATTTCTGCACCTAAATCGGCACCAATATCTGCGCCCATTTCTGCATCATTAGCAGGTGGCTCATTAAATGCCATACCCGCATCTTGTCCAGTTAAACCACTAACTGCGGATTTCAATCCTGCCATTGACTCTTTTAAAGTAGCACTTAATGCGTCTAACTGCTGAGTCACTTGTTCGTTGAAAGTTTGGCTTTCGTTAACTCCAATCTCGCTTTCGATACTTGTTACTAATGCAGGTAATTCTTTGACTTGCATTTGCCCTACATCTTCTAGCATTTTTTGAACGGTATCTACTAAATCCTGTGCGGCTAAGTAAACTTGTGATTCTTCTATTTTTTCATTCTCTACTACAATTCTTGTAGAAGGCTTTGACATTAATTGGTTATGATGAGTAACCAAAGCTTGTTCCATAAACACCAATTTCATGTAAGATGGATTGGACTGGTCTTTGTAAAAATCAGGTGCTTGTTTAGCCTCATTAGCCAATGAGCGTACTTTCTTGAGCATTGCTTTAGTTTCTATCAATGACATTTTGTTAAGGTTAAATGCCATTTTATAATTTTCTTTCAATGCTTGGGTAGCATTAACTTTATTGTTTAAGTCGTTTAATCTCATAGTTTTTGATTCCAAACTTTATATAGTATTTATCTTGTTGGCTATTTATTTTGTTCTTTCAGCAAATTGTTGTGTTTGCCAAATTTTAGAATCGTTAAGATATCTATCAAATTCTTTTAACATATGCTTTCGTTTTTCTTGTTCTTCTGTTAATTTAGCCAAATAAATTATTTTTGAATTCAAATCTTTAGTCTTTTTTATTAATTTTTTATGCATTTCTATCGATACATCTATCCCGGTTATCATGCGGTCTAGATGAGCAATTCTATTAGCTGTTTGAATCTTATTTCTTTTATCAAAAATGCACCAAGTAATAGCATGTTTTGTTGAAGAAAACAATAAAGAGTCATCGTTATTTTTACTATTAACTACACAATCTTGACCGTGATTAGATAAAGTATATATGTTAAATACCTGATAGGAGCCATCGTCATTTCTAAAAATAGAAATCCCGCCTGCTCTGTTTAAAATTTCTTTGGACAAGAAATTTGTTATTTTATCTAGTGCCTTTTTATCATCCATGCTGTATAGTAAAAAATATATTTCGTAGTTCAGGTGAAGTGTCTAAAAAAGATGGAAGTTTATTCCATTCAGTTCCGCATAATATCATAGGAACACCGTCACAATCACTGTATAACGCTCCTAATTCAGTCACACCATCATCAAACACACTAGGATGTTGTACATCAAAGTCAAATGTCCAACATGGGTATAATTCATCTTCAATCTGTTCAAATAAAAACCCAAAGTTCTCAAAATTGTCAAATCTAATTTCTATTAGAGAAGGCACATTAATTATTTCAGGTTGTGATCTTAACGATATAACTTGTAATACTGTATCAAAATTACATTGGGTATTTCTCTTTATTACCCACTCATTCAAATCTTGACCTTCATTGGGTTTGGTTCTATTTAATACCCCAGTTTGTGTAATATCAAATAATGTGTAACAAGAAATTCTATAACTCATACACATATTTATAATGGTAAAAAACCCGAGAATAAATCTCGGGTTTTTATATACTGAACTAAAATTAGTTTGTAAATGTAGCTGTTGCACCGCCAGTTGTTGTATTAGCAACTGAAGCTGCTGTTAATGCTGCGTTAACCGCAGCAACAACATTAGCGCTAGCACCTAATGAATTGTCTACTGCCCATGCACCTGTTGGGTACACTGCGAAAGCCAATGAGTTTGTGCTTGCATCGTTGTACTCATAGATATAAACAGTAGCTAGTTGCTGAACTGTTTGTATAATGAGGTTAACTTGAGTTGTACTGAATGTTGTGCCACTAGCTGCTGAAATTGTGAAATAGTCTAGCTTTGGGCCTTGTGGCTGAACTGATACGTTAGCTGTTACTGCATTAACTGCACCGACTGTATAAGCAGGTGAGTCATAGTTCATTACTGGTTGAAAGTCACCATGTGTACGGGTAAATTGTGCCATTTTAAAAATTCCTTATGTTTGTTGAGACCTACTGTCTCATACAATTATTTATGCCAAATTAAAAAAATACCGATTTTGGTTACGCTCTTCCAGCTAAATTTTGTCTACTGAAACCCATTCTGTCTACAAACTTAAGCCCATTAGAAACGAACCCTTCTTGGGTTTGCGTACCATCTTGAAGATATCCTTTTACAGGGCTAGCTTCAGCGGCGGTGTTTAATTGCTGAACTACATTCATCTTAAGATTGTATATATCTATCCATATAGTAAATGCACCAATCAACCCTTCTTTATTAGCTTCTAAATGTTCATCTATCTTGGCTCGCATCTTATCAGTCATTGGTCTAGAAGAAACAAATTCTATAAATCCTTCTAGTAAATTATTTAAATCTCCCTGAACGATCCGTTTGTTTACATATACAGTAAACAATTGATTAAATGTATTTCTAGCTTGAGGAGCAGTATTCATTAACTGATGAACGGCCTGACCATATTGAGAAATATCCTGTTTAGCTTTGGCTAATAGTTTTTGGTCCATTTTTAAAGTAGGAGTAATAGGCATCTTACTAGGAATAATAGCAACATTACTGTTGTTTTTTAGTTGACCTATTGTGCCATCTAACGGCGCCGCAGCATCAGTGTTTGGTGCTTCAGGTTCTATATACTGATGCACTGCAATGCCAGCAGTTTTACCTGTCATTAATTTACCAGTTTCGCTGTCAACATCTACTGTATATGTTATGCCGTTAGGGTTAGCTTTAAATTTGTATAAACCATTAACGTCTTTCAATGGTTGGCTAAACAACAAGTCACCCCAATAATACCCCTGAGTACCAGCACTTGCTTTTTCTAGCCCAGGCCATATCTCTGCCATTAAATTATGTAGGCCAGACCGGTCTACCTCACGGGCTAAATCATACTCTCTAAATTGCTTAGGACTATAAACTTGTCTGCCTGTGCCGTCTTTTTTATTAAACATATGTTTGTCCATGATACTAAATCTACCTTTAGAATCACGACCAAATATGAGTGCAGGATAACCATCCCACTTAATAGAAACAGTTTTTGGATTTGAAACTGTTTTTACAATAGCATCTACCGCTTTTTGAGCACCTGCAACATCTCCCAAAAATATCAAATCTTCAGGATGATCTAAATGACCTTTATCTTCAGTCAACGGCGGCAGAGATAAAGTCTCTAACTTACTTTTAAGTAAAGCCAAAGACTCAGAAAGATTCATTTTTGACCCCAATACTTTACCGGTTTCTTTTTATTTTCTGTTACTTTTGATGCCCATGAATCACTTGGGGCATTATTAGCCGGCGCCGCAGGAGCTGCTGCAGGACTACTAGCAGGTTGCTGAGTAGGTTGGGGTTGATTAGGTTCTTTAGGTGATGTATCTTGGGCATATGATACAGCATACAAATCATTTGCTAATTTTGTAAGTGCTGCTTTACCCTTGTCTTTACTATAAGTATCTTCTACATTTTTAATTAAACTCTTAATATGATTAACTGAATTAGCATCACCAAAGCTAGTACCAGCCATATACTGTTTGACCCATTTTGTCAAAAATTGAGATATGGTTTCTACCCCTGTTGGTGTGGGTGCTGCTGTTGGTGTGGGTGCTGCTGTAGGTGTGGGTGCTGCTGTAGGTGTGGGTGCTGCTATTGGATCAGCCTCACCTATAATGCTTTCAAAAATTGCATTTAATTTATCATAAGTTGAACTTTCGCTAAACCCTGCTCGGCGCATTTGTGCAATCTGTGCGGGTGTCCTTTTGTCTGCTGCAAAAGTTTTTTTGGTTGGTGGAGGCATATTAGCCACCCTTTTGTCTCTAGCTACATTGTTCTGCATAGACTTTATTTGCATAGCATGTATTGGAGTATTACCAATGGTAGGTCTACTTGGAGGAGCTGTTGTAGGTGCGATAGAAGGTTTAGATGCTGCTGGTGCAGTAGGTGTAACAGGCTGTGCTTCCGGTGCAGCTGGCTGTGTAGCAGGCTGTGTAGCAGGCTGTGCTGCTGGTGTTACATTTGTTGTTATTCTACCACTAGTGATACCTGAATTTAATGTAGCACTTGCACGGCCTAAAAAGTTTTGAAGAAACTTTTCTTTAGCCATTTTATCTTGAATGGACATTGCACCTTCAGGTTTACCGGTTATTCTATTTCCTAACTGCTTTGCAGCAGCCGCGCCGTAATCACCAATCCAATTACTTAAAGCCTCTTCTAACCTACGAACTTCATCATCAATACTACGGCGCTTCATGATTCTTCCTTATGCTTTTAGCAAATCTATTTTGATCTTTTCCCTTTATAGCACTTAAAAGTTTACGCTCCAATACTTCAGAGGTATTCTTATCATAATGTTTATTAATCAATTCAATTAAATTAATTGCACTAGTGATAATATTATGAGCCCTATTTTCTATAACATGTGTCATATCACGGTTACTTCCAATAGATTCTAGTTCTTCCAAAAGGCTACGGGTTTTCTTTTGCATATATAATATATCCTAATACTATTTATGCCCATTTAATAATTATTTCTTTAATCCGTTCAATATGCCCTTTAATCTAGATTCAGCAGTAGTTGCTATAACTCTTTTACTTTCAGGCTCTACTGTAGAATGTACAATGTCATTTACTGTAGATTGTGTTTTAATTTTATTAATAATATCGTTAGGAGTAGGAGCGGGTGGTCTATATGTATTAGCTTCAGGATCGGGGTCGGTAATTCGCAGTGTTTCTACATTAAACTCTAATTCGATTTTTTGACCTACGCCACTACTGCTTCTAGTTTTCATTAATTGCAATTGATATTGACCACGCTCACGCATACTGCGACTTGTAAAAATACCAAATACATTATCTGCTGTATTAATTTTACTAATACCACCACTAATATGACTATGATCAAATTCAATTTCTTCAACCGCACTACGGTTCAATTGACTCGCCGTTACGAACAATACATTTAATTCTTTTGCTAAGTTACGCAATTCTTCTGAGACATACTTGTCCTTAACAAACAAATCTGAAGGACTTACCTTTGCACTAACAGGCATAAGCAAATCCAAATAATCTACACATAAAAAGTCTATTTTAACTCCTGTCTGTATTTGCAATTCTTTACAATATGCTCGCAAATCGTTAACTGTACTTTGTGCAGGCATATATTTGATGCGTAACTTGCCTGCCTTTTTGGCAAGCATTTTGATTTTCATTTCAACATTGTCAATATCTTTAAAGATATCTCGACTACTAGTATCAGTCATCATGCTATCTATACGCATACTACACAGACCTTCACTAAGTTCTAATGTAATATAAGCTCCATTCAACCCTGCTTGAGTCCAATTTACCGCAAGATTTTGCATGAATAAACTTTTACCAGAACCCGATCCCCCGGCGAAAATTTGCAATTCGCCCCTATTAAATCCTCCATAAAGTTTTTGATCCATGCTAGGCCAACCTGTACTATTCTGTCCATTATTACTTTTAAGCTGAGAAAGTCTAGCCCTAGGGTCAGCAAAATAATCTGTACCCATGTCTTTTTGTAAACTAATTTGCACGGCATCTTTAATTAATTTTTCAACTGGACCAAAATCTCCCTTCTCTAACAAGTCAGCACTTTTAAGAATTGCTCTTTCTAGCTCTTGCCTTTTTGTGAATTTTTCAAATTCATCTAAAAACCAGTCATAATGCCCATCATCAAGTTCAGGAATAATATCTACAGATATTCCTGTAGATGCTTTGATTTGCGTAGGATCAGGCATTATATTATATTTTTTACTGTGCTCAACTAAAAAGTCTGCTACAGGTTTTAAATTGCGATCAAAATTACTAGAATTCATTATATTCATAACTCTAGTATATAATTCTGCGTTAGTAACCATCATACGCAAAAACAATAATTGCATATCATTATTATATTCGTTGCTCAAGTTTTCTCCTTTGAATTTCTATTTTGACTCTATTACTAGTAGCACATTGTAAAATACTTAACAATGTAGGTAGTTTACCATATTTTACTACTGCATCATTAACATCTTTTACATCAGAATCCCATTTTGGAATACTAACACTATATCCCAACTCTAAAGCCCTATTACAAGTTTCTAATCCAGTTTTATCACGATCCGGAACAAAAATAATTCGTCTGTTTAATTGGCTTAATAGTTCTACCTGATCATCATTGATTGTGTTATGTGTCAACGCACAACAATTCAAACTCAATGCATCAAAAATACCTTCTACCAATATACAAACTTCATACTCAGGCTTTTGAAAATCAATACCAAATACATAACCCGACTGTTGTTGATTTATATATTTAGGTGTTTTATTATCTAAGAAACGACTAGTGTAACCTACTACTTTATTTTCATAAGTATAGGGAATGATTATTCTATTGCCTTGCCGCCCCTTTGCATTTGGAGTAATTATGAATGGATAATCACTAACATTTATGCCCCTAGATCGTACATAATCAACATATACTTTGTGTGAGGGATTTTTAGTATCAAGTATTTCACCCTCAGGTAAAGTTTCTTCTTTAAATTTAATTTTTTTCTTAGATTTTTTGATCTGTATAAAATCTAATATATCTTTTTTCTGTAGACTTTCTAAGCTCCAACGCTGTATTTGAGACTCATCTATACCACACCATTGTAAGAAATTTTTTGTATTTTTTGTAATACTTTTTCCTAAAGTGAACCCGCACTTGAACCCACAATTAAAGCAATGCATACTCCAGTTTGGTCCATCGATTCGTAGACCAGCACGACCTCTTTTATCTGCTTTGTGTCCACGGTGATGACAACACACAGCATTGAATCCATGCCAACCGCTTTGTGTTAGTTTTTTCTTACCCGGAACTATAGTTAGTATTTCAAACATATTATGATTATAGCATAATATGCAGTAAAATACAATAACTAGGTTACCTTGCCAATATGTTAGTTATTGCACCGGTATTGCTAACAAATTGCATACGGATATATGGATGAAATCCGCGAATGGTATAACCAAAAGTATCAGATACATTACTATAAGTTGAAGTAGTTATGGGGTACCAATCAGCATCTACAATAGTAGAACCTTCTATAGTAACATCTCCATTGAATTGATAGTAATGGGCCTGAATGGTAAGTATTGGATTAGAATCGGTGTTGATTACGCTACTATAGTATGTATTAGCATTTGGTAATGCATTTTGTATGCTATTGTTAGAATCAATGTTTGGAAAAGGCTGTCCTGTAGGAATAGTAATATTTGAACTTGGTACAAATGATGGCAAAACGCTATTAACGATATTCATATCACCACGAGCTCCTGCATTTTGATCAACAAACACAGGAAAATTAAATTCACCTACTGGTATTTCTAATGAATAGTGAGCCTGTTGTGCAGGAATATCTTCTACTTCTGCTGCATTTAATATTAATGCTGCAATACCAGTAGCCGGTAGTTGAAGTGTTAATGCCTTTCTAAGTAACACTTCAGTGCCATTATAATTAATAATTCTACAGGAAATTTCTTTACCTGTAATATCTACCGGCTTTTGCTCCTGATTTAAGAATTGAAATTGTATTTGATTATCAACTCCCTTATTTAAAGTTAATGGCTTAGAATATACAGGCATATATCTCCTCGGTGAAGTGCCGGTTAAAAGTACAACAATTTGACGCTGAGTATAAAGAAATACAGCAGTTGAGTACACAATTTAGCTCCCTTTGTGTATTTAGTCCCAAAATATTAAATTATTATATAATTGGTTGCCCGATTAAATAGAATGTATTGTAAAAATAATAATGATTCAAAATGAATTTTTTAAAAAACTTAGCGAAACACATCCGTTTATAACGGTATGTTCCTATGCCAATCAGGATTATGTAGGAATAATTCAGAATAAAGATGATAGCATTACTACTATATATGATTATGGATCAATAATAGATAGTAATGTTAGAACTAGATTTTTAGAATTAGGGGATACATGGTGGTGGGAATCAAATAGATTGATTCCCATTAATTTATTCTTAAAAGAAGAATGGCTGCCTTTTAAACCTTATTTGAGGACCTTTACTAACAAAAGTTTAATAATATTGCACGGACCAGTATGCAGCATGAATGAATTACACAAGCGTAGAAGTAAGCGCAGAAGTATCACTCTTGTCAAAAGAATGCCTTGATTCTTCTAACAAGTTCATATGAACTCCAACTAGAGTAGCATAAGAAATTGCATGTGCTTTTTTAAACTGATATCCATCATCGGCTTTATCCCATACTGTTTTACTTATTTCTGACCAAAATTTACCAATTAAATGTTTTTTGGCAGGACGAATCAATGCTAAAAACATTGCTAGTCTAGGAATACTATTAACAGGCTCAGGCATTTTCTGCAATGATTGATAATGATTTCCTAGATGAATCAATTTTTCCACAAACTCTTTATTTTTTAAGTTATCCCAATTTGGATTACGCATTAATTCAACTAAATGTAGTTCATCCTTGACTTGATTATATACATGAACATTCAACAAATCTAACTTAAAATACCCGCGCTGTTCAGCATCTGAATAGTCAATAGCTGCCATATCATTAACAGGGTCATATGGAATTTGAGTGACATGTATACCTGTAGCATGTTTACGCTGTGGTTTAACTTTACGCATTGCGGCGGGGATATACTTAATATGTTGGAGAATCTTTTCTCTATCCCCAAAATCAATATCAACATCCGATTGAATTTTCATTGATTGCTTTTCCAAATATTGTCAATATTTCTTACATCCTCAATTATATCATTGTCTAGATAATGAAGCAATAGAGCAGGTCTTGATTTGGGTAATGGATTAGGCATACTACTGTGTAAAACTCTACAATTATAAAATAGTACCGTGCCTTTTGGCATATTAGGTTGTATACTATGCTCTAAGAAAAAATCATTATATAATCCTTCGTAGCACAAATTAATATTAAAATCTTTTAATTGACTTTGAGGGACTAACCCTGTACTAGCAGAATTTTTATCGATATCGGTTAATGAAATAATACATTGTATTCCCAATAGTCTTTTATCGTAATTGTATTTTTTAAATCTATGAGGTGTATCAATATGCGGGTTTAACCAAATACTTTCTTTTTCAATTACGACAATATCGCTAGAATAAAATTCCGCATTAGGTAAATAATTTTTAATTAATGGATTTAATAGTTTTTCTATTTCTAAAACTTCGGGCCAATTAATAACAGTTTGTGACCACCAAACCGCTATGTCAGGTAAGTTTTTAATATCTTCTTTTTCAGCATATTGCATCGTGCTACTAGACGCACGAACTGGTGAAATTTCATCTAACCTATTAACTACATTGTCAATTAATTCTTCTGAAATAAAATTTTTAGCTAAAATATAGCCGCTACCATCTATTAATTCATTATGCATACTAAGTAAACTTTAATAAAAACATGACATATTTTTTTTCATCCACTACTTCGTAACCATCAGTAATTTTTCCACCCATTAGGTGCATTTTAATGCCATATACATTTGTTATATATTCTTCAAATTCATATGCGTCAAAATTTGTTTTATCAGCAAGATATTCTGCCCTGATTTTTTTAAGTGCGTTCCAATAATTCCAACGATTATTTCTACGGTCTATTTCAGGATCGTCATCATCATAATCTTTAAAGGATTTAATTATTGTCATAAAATTAACTCCATTTCAACATAAACCAAGTAACATCACTTTCATTTTCAAAATGCCAAGTATACGAATCAAATTGATGTGGACCTCCCCAAAAAGTACACCAAGTGCCATTTCTATTCTTAATAGCGTCCCACCTAGGTCCAAATTGTTCAGTACACCATTGAGTAGCTTCCCAATGATTTGCCTTTTTAGTCAAAACCAAATGCCAATCTAATGTTGGTGATCCTCTCATGATGAAAATTTACTACTCGATAATCTAATTAAAAACAAACTAATAGACAGTACCAAAGTAGCTCCAGCTAATATTAATACATTCATCATTTGTTCATGACCAATGGCTATTAAATCTACCATGTGTCTTGTTAGTGCTGTAATAGCAATATATATCAGAAAACGCACTGGCATGTGATTAGTTTTAAAATAGATACCAACCATAGCACCAATTTCTAAATAAATGAACAACAATAATAGATCATTTATATTAGCCCGATTTTGAGTAAACATCTCTAAAAAGCTAGTACCGGCGCTCCATACAGTAGCAGTACCAATACCGAATAATGCTAGTCTATGAAATATGCCTACTAAGACATTTCCTATATTATCTACACGGTCTAATTGTTTTTCCATTTTATCCCCATCTTAACATAAACCAATTAGTATGGCTAGGTTCACGAAATGTCAACACCATACCTTCTCTAGGATGATAGCCTAATGTTTGCCAACACCATTCATCCATATCTTCAGTGGTATCTCCATCAAAAAATTCATAGTCTCTTATGATGACTACTAGGCTGTCGGCTTGATTGGCTTTTAATAGTTTCATCCCCATCTCAATATAAACCAATTACATAGAAGTTTAATTAATTCATCCATAATTCGTACATTGTAATAAGTTTACTAGACCAAATAGTTATTTGAACATGTTTAGTTCCAGCCATAAAATCCCAGCCGTCACCACGCTGTCCAAAATTTCTACGACACCATTGAATAATTTCTTTATGTTTGTCTTTAACGACAAATGTAATTCCTGTATGGTCTCGTGGATTTTTGTATTCTATCATGTCAACACATTCAATGATAGGTGATAAGTGATTAAATTCGTTCATCCCCATCTCAATATAAACCAACTTGCTAGTTTAGCATCTTTAAAAGTAAATTCACATTTTTTTGGAACTTCGCCTGTCATATAATCCCAAGTATTGTGAAAATACCTAAACTCATAATGCTCATTAGCAACCAATCCATGTGATTTTAATTCACCAAGTATTAAACTAATTTCATTACTGGTTTTATTGTATACTGTAACAGTGTTCATGACCAACGCAAAACAAACATTAAGTAGTCCCGCTCATATCGAAATTTAAAATTGAATGTGTCATTGGTTATCATCCATCTAGCATGTCTTTCACACTTTTCAATGTGATTGTAAACCCAATCTATAATTGATTCAATATATTTAAGTTCTTGCGGGACTGAGGTGTGTAATGGTAATTTACATTCATACCAACCTGGTTTACATTCTTCCCATTGTTTTAATGATTCAATGTTATAATAGTGCAAGATTAATCAAAAGGTTTTTGTAAGTTTGAATCCTACAGCCATGTCATTTTGACCCAGTTGACCACGATAATTCTGCCGAGCCTCTACAAATGCCATAGTGTTAAACTCCTTAGAGTTTTGAAACTTATGATAAACACCTGTTCTAAGTTCATGTACATCTGCGGCTAGGTTAACACTACTATTCTGAATGATATTGAATGAACTATCCAATCCAACAGGGGCGACCAAATCAGCATTAGCACGGTAGACACTAACAGGTTGATATACCATAACACCAACAGTGTTGTTGATATTTAGTTTTTGCTCAAGACCTGCGGTCCATGCGTAACTTAGGACACTTCCGATTTTCTGAATGTTTTCACTGTGCGAGTTGGTCTTTGTGATACCATGGATAAAATTAGCATACAGGTTAGTACCAGTGTCAAATGCTTTGTTCATCTCAACACCAGCAAACTGTGTAGTGCTGTTATTGTTTTTACCATCACCTACAAAACTACCTACACTATTACCCAACCAGGTGTTAGTTTCGTTAAAGAATCCACCTGAAAACTTAACACTAGTATCACCAAATTGTTTAGTGTAAGCCAGTTCCAACATCATAGGTGATGTTTCTAAAAAGTTTGTGGTGTCACGGTAAATGCTCATCTCATATGAGCCTACTTGTACATTGGTTCGGTCATAGTATGTATTGAACAATGTATAAGGGTTGTGTGACTCATAGGGCATCATTGCCTGATGAGGATTGAAAGGATCGTCTTTCTTGTGTGCGGTAAACGATTTTCCATTGAGATAGAAATCACGCTCAAAACTATCCACTACCATGATGCCACTTAGTTTACCTGTGCTAGCACTACCAGTCGCCGTATAGACAAGTGGTCGTGCGCTAGCAAGAGTAGTGCCAGCCAATCGACCTGTAGTTGGAATACCAACTGAACCAACTGGGCTAGTTGCTTTATCAAGATCCATTAGACCTTGACCCATAGTGTATAGACTGTAGCCAGGCAGATTCTTGTTAGCAGTAACAAGCAACAACCTTACAATGTTAGCACCTGTCATCTGTGGCCACATCTGATGAATTAGTGCGGCGCCACCTGAAACAGCGGGTGCTGCCATAGATGTACCGGACATTGTAACCAATCCAGTTGGATTGATAGGAGTCTTAAGTCCAGTGCTAATAATGCTAGTACCGGGAGCCATTAGAAAAAAGTCATATGCCTTGTACTTATCTTGGCAAACTGAATTCACCATAACTTGGCATAGATGCGCCGCGCCATTGGTTGATGGCCCAACTGTTTTGTTGGTAACACTGTTCCAATTGCCTGCAATAATCATTCGACCACCCAACAACAAATTACCATTTGCGTCAGTAGCAGTAGCCAATTGAGTAATACTATTAGACCATGCTGTAGCCTCATTACCTGCGGCTACAACCATTACCATTTCACCTTTAGTAGCACTAGCCCATACCTTAGCATCAAAGTCATAGGGCAATTTGCCAGTGTTAGTATAAGATGTTTTATAGATACCCGGGGCAATCAATACAGGGGTAATTGTGTTACGGCTAATAGGGAATGTAACGCTCATATTAGCAACATCAGCGCCTAAAGTTGCTGCCCAATTAGCGGCAGTAAGAACTGTTGATGTGTTCATAGCACCATTATCAGTAATTTTGCCAATAATCAAACTAGCATCATACGCAACACCTTGAACACCTACACCATTTTTTGCTGCTGCTGCAATGCCAGCAACATGAGTACCATGACCAACGCGGTCAACTATAGTTTTACTATTAGTAAAATCTTTAATAGCTAGGATTTTATTTTTAAACTCATCATTACTAGTATCGATACCGGTATCTAAAATAGCAATTACACTACCTTTACCTGTATATCCACGTGCATATGCTCCACTGGCATTAATTAAAGGTAAAGTACGACTAAGAGAATATTCTGTAGTGGTTTGGGAGTAGGATAAACTAGAACAAGCCAGTGCTACACTTGCAACCAACATTTTAAATTTCATATAACACCCTTAATGAAAAATTATTCCCAACGAAGCGAAAAGTAAATTGCGTCTTGACTATCAACAAACAAAAAATCCATATAGTCTTGAGTTAGTGATGTTACATATTTAGATCCCGGTGTACCATAATTTTCAAGTGCCCAAATACAAACTTCATCCCAATCTGATAATTCCATATTCTTACGCCAAGGAATGCGGACCTTGAATTTATAATCCGATTGCAATAAGTAATTCCTTAACATCATTGACTACTTTTGGGTCGCGCCTGAATCTTAAAGTCCACTGCTCGGGACTTATGTAATCAATGATAAGTTTAACATGGTCTGGATTTATTGTATCTAGAAAATGGACACCTGACGCACTTTGGTACAATAACCATGGGCTAATTTTCCCTTTTGTGACGGCATAGCAAATTTTATTTTTATTGCCATATCTTAAATAATCTTTATGTTGGATTCTTTCTATCTCGGCAAATTGCATAGTAGTTTCTACACTTCTATGAATAGCATCAAATGGATCTTCACTACGCAAGTATTCTATTAAAAATTTGGTATATACTACGTCAGAACACCATTCATCAATTTTAATTTGATCTTTTAATAACCAATCTAAGTATCTACTTACATTGATAGCATTAATGTCGGTACAATATAAACCAAATTTTGAAAAAGCTGTATAATAAGGATTACGGATAAATTCTTCGTAGGTTTTATATTTTTTAGATGCACTATTTTTCTTATAGAATTCTATCCAAGCTTGAAAACCTATTCTATTACTTTGTTTATCTTTTTCTAACCATCGATGTTTATATTCACATATATGTTTTAATACCGTGGTTTCACGAATAAACTCTCGTTTGCAAAATTCGCAACTAAATTTAGGTTTAGTCGTTTCCTCTGTCTTTTTCATACTGCTCAATATCCATGTCTGTTATTAATTGATTTAATACCTCTATATCTTCTATTTTATAGTTAGGATATAGTTGACTAAGATATATTTTTCTTTTTTGATTGACCACAAAATCAGTAGCTAATTCTTGTAAAGTGTCTTTATTTAATTTAGGATATATTTTTGCATAGTAGTCGTTAATATCTTTAACTTTAGCCGCTATTTTTAATTTACTAATACTAGGACTAATATTGGGAATCCATTGATGAAACTGTTTACCAAGACTCGGACTAGCAGCACAAAGCATTAGCCATTGTAATTTGGGATGTTTTTGCACATTTTCATTAAACATATATTTGTTGGCATAGTAATCAGTACTACTAACATAATAATTTTGTAAATCTTTATTACCCTTAACCGCACTCATCCACATCAACAACATATAAGGAACAAATTTCTTTTGTTGTTCCTGAGTAAGCCTATCATAGTATCCATAGTCTTTTTTATCTAATGCAGCCAAAGCATTAAACAAATCAAAGTCATGGTTTTCAAATTTTTCGTCAATTGGAACTACAGATTTTTTCATTAGAATGATTGATTGTAATCTACTATTTCACAATTTCTACTAACTTCTTTTACAAAAAAAACACATCTGGGTTTATGCCCATCTTCAATAGGTACACAAAGAAACTGTCCGTTTTTTAATCTAGGAGCATACCAAGTTACATCATGATATACATCTATAATTTCAATTGGTTGAAATGATGGTCTAAATGAACTTAATGGATTAA